GTCGTAGTGCGTTAGTCGCGTCTTCTTTTCCATCACTTCACCTTCGCGATCACGCCATCCCTGACGGTCGCCTCGGCGTACCATCGGTGCGGCTGCGGATAGTGCGGGCCCTCGAGCGTGACGCGGTGCTCGCCTGCCTGCACCTTCGCGGTATTGCCGAACATGTCGTTCGGCTGGTAGACGCCGACGCGCCTGCCGGCTGTCACGGCGTCCTTGAGGGCTTTCTTCGAGGGGAAGTTGACATCTGTGTACATGTGCTGCTCCTATTCGTGTAAGAGGGTTTCCGCTACCGCCAAGATGCGAAAGATGATCCCCGCCGCCACGACGGCCGCGCCGAGCATGGCGAGGAACGTGATCCAGTGCTGCAGGTCAACGAGGGTCGGGATGAGGGGTGCCATTACTTTACTCCTTTGCCTGATAGTGAAGATTTAAGGATTCGCCGCCAGCCGCCGTCCTCGCTTCGGACCCAATCGTGTTTATGTTCGATCGTCGCTTCGTGCTTGGTCATTTGGTACCGCCGGACTTGGCCGCGTCGATGCGGTCGATCATCGCGTCGCGCAAGTCGAAACAGTTTTGGACGTGGTCGGTACGCGGCGACTCAACGACGACGGCGTCGCAATATGGACAATGCCACGTCGCGCGGCGCCTATTGGCGTCCGTCAACGCGCGGATGCCAAGTTGGTTGATTTGGTCTGTTAGGGTCTTTGCCATGCTGACAGTGTAGATCAAGGCCACCTAGTTGTAAACAACTATTTTTAACCTATTTTAATGGCTATTCCTTCAGGCTTCTGCTCACCTCCGACATCCGCGAAATCCTTAGACATTTTTCGGCTTCCGCTCCGCCCGTGGATGTGCTATGCTGTCCTCGCGTCCGGTTGGCTCCCGAAGCCCCGTTGTGGCATGGCGACACCCCGCCCTGCCAGACCAGACGCCCTTTCCTTTCCACGGGTGCTTGTGGGACAATTCTTCACGTGGCTTGAGCAGCAACGCGGACGGACGGACCTGGTCGGAGACTATGCCCGCGCCGCCATCGCGAATATCCGCTATCCACGATCTTCACGCCTGCAAGTCCTCCTGAAATACGAACCCGACGAGACGCGTGAAGCCTTGAAGAAGGCACATCGCGAGTGGCGTCGCGTACATGAGCGGAGGGTCGCATGACGCGTAAGGAGTATCAAGAATATCTTGCAAGTCGAGAATGGGCGTTGAAGCGTGAAGCGGTACGAGAACGCGCAAACTCTCGATGCGAGCGAAACATCTCCATCCCTTTTAATGGAAATATAGAACATTTTCGATGTGTCGGCCGTCATGAATCGACACATCATAAGACGTATGCAAACGTTGGACATGAACCGCTCGAAGACTTGATGGCCGTCTGTAACGACTGCCATAGTTGGCTATCGGGGAAAACTGACGTAGATGCAACGGCTGAGATTTATAAAAAAGTACTCAAAGAAAAAGAGAATGAACTTGGACCTTATGCCCATCCGTTTAATACGATCCCGATCTTTAATAACATCTCGTCGTTAAGCGCTGAAGCGCACGACTGTAAACGATGCAAGTTATATCACGAGCGCAAGAAGGTTGTCTTTGGCAGCGGGAATCCAGAAGCTGATTTAATGTTCATTGGTGAAGCACCAGGTGCAGACGAAGACGAACATGGACTTCCATTTATCGGCCGTGCGGGACAACTACTAAATAAGATCGTTGAAGCGATGGGTCTCGCGCGCAGTACCGTATATGTCACCAACGTAATCAAATGTCGGCCTCCTCTTAATCGGAATCCGGAATCAGATGAAGTAGAAAAATGCGAACCTTTCTTGTTTCAACAGATAGATCTGGTTCGTCCGAAGGTAATCGTTACGCTCGGTAAATTTGCTGCACAATCACTACTGCGAACGGCGGATCCAATCTCAAGTCTTCGCGGTCGTGTGTTTGATTATCGCGGTACCAAAGTCATTCCAACCTTCCATCCTGCCTACCTTCTTCGTAACCCAGCGGTAAAGAGAGATGTTTGGGATGACATGCGAAAGGTACAGGTTCTTCTTTATCCGCTCGCTGCTGATAAGGACCATGAAGGATCCTCACTTTCTGACTTCTTAAGCCAGTGACCGACCGCGCTGCCTTCTTCACCGCACTCCACAAGCACGGCTATCGCGACCTCCGCGCCATCTCGACGGACAAGAGGATCGTGCATTCTTATGGGACACCGGTCGCCCAACTGCCGAGAACAGAAGAGTTCGTTCGCCTTGCGATCAACGAGCACCTGAACGTCTACGTCGGCGTCGCCGAACGCGCGCATGTCAACGGACGCCAGCTGCGCGACTGCTCCGAACTCTGGGCGCTCTTCGTCGACATCGACTTCAAGGCGGTCACGGAAGAGGACGCACATGCCGCGCTCGCTGCCTTTCCGATCCCGCCGGATATGATCGTCGCGACTGGCGGCGGCTGGCACTGCTACTGGCTCCTCCGCGATCCGATCGACCTGACGAGCGACAACGTGCTGGCGCGGCAAGTTCTTCGTGCTCTAGCCATAAAGATCGGCGGCGATCTTGGCGCCGCGACGCCCGAACGCATCCTGCGCGTCCCTGACACGCTCAACTACAAGTATTCGCCGCCACGTCAAGTCTCCGTCGTTCAGGCGCCCAACGGGCATACGCACGATCTAGCCGACATCCTCTCCGTTCTCGGCCCACTTCCAAGGGTCGCCGCTCCAAAGGCATCCGTTCCCTTCTCACACAAGCTGACCGTCGAGCAGCGCATCAAGGCCGCGAAGACATGGCTGGAGGATCAGGTTCCTGCTGTCGAAGGGAACGGCGGCGACGCGTGGACGTATCAGGTCTGCTGTAGCGTCGCCATCGGACACGACCTCTCGATCGAAGACTCGCTGCTCGCCCTGCCTGAGTGGAATGCACGCTGCACACCACCGTGGGCACCCGAAGACCTCACGCAGAAGCTCAAGAACGCGATCAAGTATGCTGAAGGCACGCGTGGCGAGCGACTGCGAGAGCCCGTCAAGCGGCGCCTCACGCTCGTCCCGGCAAGTCACATCCAGATCAGGCCGGTTCACTGGTGCTGGAAGGACCGCCTGGCTCTTGGCAGCTTCGCCCTGCTTGGCGGACGAGAGGGCATCGGAAAATCGATCCTCGCCTATCAGATCGCAGCTGATATCACGATGGGCCGGCTGCCAGGGCAGTCGTTCGGCACGGCACGGTCCGTCATCGTCGCGGCGACCGAAGATTCGTGGGAGCATACCATCGTACCGCGCCTGATGGCCGCAAAGGCGGACCTGAACAAAGTCTTTCGCGTCGACGTCGAGAGCGAAGGCATCACGTCGTCACTGTCACTACCACGCGACGTCGCGGCGCTCGAGCAGCACATCGTCGACTATGACGTCGCGCTCGTGCTGCTCGACCCGCTGATGTCGCGCCTCGATGCCAAGCTCGACAGCCACAAGGATGCCGAGGTTCGCGTGGCGCTCGAGCCGCTGTCACGCATCGCGGACAGGACAAACTGCGTCGTGCTCGGCATCATCCATGTCAACAAGTCATCATCCACCGATCCGCTGACGATGTTGATGGGCTCTCGCGCCTTCGCAGCCGTCGCCCGCGCAGTCCTGTTCGTCATGGCCGACCCTGAAGTGACGAAGGGCCGCATGATGGGCCAGCCGAAGAACAACCTCGGCAAGATCGACGACCTGCCGACGCTCATGTTCAAGATCGAAGACTGCAACCTCGGCCAGACTGATGAAGGCGAAGTCCATACAGGCAAGCTGACCTGGACTGGCGAGACAGAGCGCACCGTCTCGGACGAGATCGAGGTGACCGCTGAAGGCGTCGACCGCTCCGCGATCACCGAAGCCTCTGAGTGGCTCTATGACTACCTGAAGTCGAAGAGCGGCTATGTCGAGTCAAGCGAGGTCAAGGATGCCGCGAAGCGCAAGCGGTTCTCCGTCATCACGCTGCAGCGCGCCCGCAAGTACATCCACGTCGAGAGCATCAATAAGGGCACATTTCCACGTATCACATACTGGTGCTTGCCTGGCGTGAAGCCGATCGACGAAGCTGGCGTACCGGACTTCGGACTCTAGTCGTCTCAACCCCCTACCCATCTTTGATACCACTAGAAAACATGAGACAACTAGGGGGATCCTTAGTAAAAATAGGTGTTTTCTAGTTATATCATTTGATACCACTGTGATACGACTAGGAGTGTACTCAAAAGAGTACGACACAGTGGTATCATGGGCCCCCTAGTGGTATCATTTGATACCACTGTGATTCTCTCTCTTTTACTAATGATCTCTCTAGTTGTATCACGTTCACAGTGGTATCAAAGATGGGTAGGGGGAATGAGACGACTAGGTGGTAGCAAAACTTTTTAATCGATTTTATAGTTACGTCGAACTGATTCTATGCTAACTCTGAAGCCACCGTGGAGTCAGAGGCTCAGCCAAGCACGCAATTGGTTTCCAAAACAGAACCAAAACGCATTGGCACTGGCCTGGCCGGACCCGGCAGACCGAAAGGCGTCGTACCGAAGGCGACGCGCGAGGTACGCGACGCGGCACGTGCTCTTGTTGATGATCAAGACTATCGCGCTGCACTTCGCGTGCGCTTGAAGGCTGGAACTGCTCCTCACATGGAGACGTTGCTCTGGCATTACGGGTATGGCAAGCCCACTGAGCGGATCGAAGTTAAGGATACGACGAATGAGTTCGAAGATCTGACCGCTGAGCAGCTGCGTGAACGTGCCCGCCTCATCGCTCACCGCATCATCGATCAACCGCAGCAAGACGACCCGAGCGTGCATTGACATCGTCGCACCTCGATCTGCCAGAGAAGCTTACTGTCACTGAGGCTGCGGCAGAGCTAGCGCGTGTTGAAACTGCGCTCGCTCGCCTTTCACTCCTCGATTTCACGACATACACGAAGCGCGACTACGAGATCAACTGGCATCACGTCATCGTCGCCGAGGCGCTCGACCGCGTCCTAGCTGGCCGATGCCGCCGTCTGATGATCTTTGAGCCGCCGCAGAATGGCAAGAGCGAGCAGGTCTCGCGACGCTTTCCGGCTTACGCCTTTGGCAGGCGGCCGAACCTGCGTATCATCGCGTGCTCCTATTCAGATACCTTGGCGCAGGATATGAGTCGAGACGTACAGAAGGTGATGGACACGCCGGAGTATCGCGTCCTATTTCCTCACTCTCGCCTGGCAGAATCGCGCGATGCCGAGAAGAGGACGCAGGGGCAGTTCGACGTCGTCGGTGGCGTCGGCTATTACATTGCGTCAGGTATCATGGGGTCGATCACCGGTCGTACGGCGGACATCGGAATCATCGACGATCCTGTCAAGAACCGCGAGGAAGCTGAGTCGGAAGTCTATCGCGACCGTGTCTTCGAACAGTACAAGTCAGCGTTTGCTACGAGGCAGTTTGGTAGTGACGGAGCGATCATCCTGTGCATGACGCGGTGGAACGAGGATGATCTTGCCGGTCGCCTGCTGCGGATCGCGGCCGAACATCCAGAAGCCGATCAGTGGGAGGTTGTCAGTCTGCCTGCGATCGCCGAGGAGGTAGACGCGCACCGTCAGGTCGGCGAGCCGCTGTGGCCCGCCAAGTATCCGCTTGAGGAGCTTGCTCGCAGGCGAGCAGGACTCGGCGCGTATGACTGGGCCGCGCTCTACCAGCAGCGACCGGCGCCGTCAGGCGGAGGACTGTTTCAAGAATCGTGGTTCGCCAATAGCTTCGTTGACGCCGCGCCTGTCAACGCCCGCCGTGCGCGTGGTTGGGACACGGCCGGTACCGAGAATGATGGCGACTGGACGTGCGGCGTGAAGATTGCTGAGGCGAACGGCATCTTCTACGTTGAAGACGTGCGCCGGCAGCAGGTCGGGCCGTCGAAGGTCGATGCACTCATCCGCGTGACGACCGAGGCGGACGGCGTTGCGTGCGCGGTGCGTGAGGAGAAGGAAGGTGGCTCGGCGGGCGTCGCGGTCGTCGCCGCGAGGGCGAAGACGCTGGCCGGGTTCAACTACGCCGGCGTGCAGATTAGCGGTAGCAAGGTGACTCGGTGCAAGCCGTTCCGCGCGCAGTGCGAGGCGGGCAACGTGCGCATCGTGCGCGGGCCGTGGAACGCGGCTTACGTCCAGGAGCTGTGCGGGTTTCCGACAGCGAAGCATGACGATCAGGTTGACGCGTCGTCGTGTGCGTTCAACGCCGTGCTGCTCGAGCCGGTCATCGACGACTGGTTGGTCGTATGAGCGCCAAACCCGAAGGCGTCCTCAAGTCCCTCACCTCGGTCCTCCTCGAGCGCTATCGCTTCTTCCGGCAGGCGGGTGTCAGCTTTGGCGGCGCACGCGACCTCTACGCGGTGCTCGGCTACCAGCGCATCCTGCAGTACCTCGACTATCGCCTGCGGTACCAGCGCGGCGGCATCGCGAAGCGCATCGTCGAGGCGTATCCGAAGGCGACGTGGCGCGGCGGCGTGGAGCTGTATGAGGACGAGGATGCCGCGAAGGACACCGCGTTCGAAGAGGCGTGGAAGTCGATTCAAGATCGCCTGAACGTCTGGTCACGCCTGCAGGCCGCCGACATCCTGGCCGGCCTGAGCACGTTCTCCGTCCTCCTCATCGGCGCGCCTGGCGAGCTTGAGACCGAGCTGCCGCGCGGCACGTCGCCGGACAGGCTGCTCTACCTCCAGCCCTACTCAGGCGGCGGCGGTCCGCCCACGTCCAACACGCTGCTCATGCAGAACCACACGCAGGGCCTGGACTCGGACTGCTCGATCAAGAACTTCGACGTCGATCCCAAGAGCGTCCGCTTCGGTGAGCCGCTGACCTACCTGCTTCGCCGCACGGATATCAACCTACCGGGGCAGATGCGCGAGATCCATTGGTCGCGCGTCATCCACGTGGCCGAGGGCTGCCTCGACGACAACGTCTACGGCATGCCGACGCTGGAGAACGTGTGGAACCTGCTTGATGATCTGGACAAGGTCACCGGCGGCGGCGCTGAGGCGTTCTGGCTGCGCGCGAATCAGGGCTTGCACCTGGACGTCGACAAGGATATGGGGCTGCCTGGTTCCACGAGCGCTGGGCTGAGCGCCGACGAGCGGAAGGTGCTGCACGAGAAGGCCGAGGAGATCCAGCACCAGCTGCAGCGCGTCCTGGTCACGCGCGGCGTGACCGCCACGCAGCTCGGCTCGGACGTTGCCAACCTCGGACCGAACGCTGACGCGATCCTGAAGCAGATCGGCGGCAGCAAGGGCATCCCGACACGCATCCTGACGGGTTCGGAGATGGGGCAGCTGGCCAGCGGTCAGGACGCCGACAACTGGCGCACGCAGGTCCAGGACCGACGGACGAGCTATGCGGGGCCGATGATCGTGCGGCGGCTCGTCGACAGGCTCGTCGAGTACGGCTACCTGCCGAAGCCGAAGCAGTACGACATTGCGTGGCCTGTCGAAGAGGATATGTCGGAGCTGGACAAGGCGACGCTCGCGCTCACGCTGACGAACGTCAATAAGAACTACGGCAGCGACGTGTTCGACGCGGACTTCATCCGCGAGAAGGCGTACAAGCTCGAGCCGCTCGAGGAGCTGCCGCAGTGGGAGTTCATGTCGGAGCTGGACAAGGCGACGCTCGCCACGAAGCTGGCGATGGTCAACAAGGAGATGGGCATCACCGTCTACACGGACGACGAGATCCGCGACATGTCGTTCGGCAAGGCGCCGCTCACAGACGCGGAGAAGGTGCCGATCGGGGCGCCCGAGCGCATCAGCGTGACGCAGCCGCCGGAGCTGGGGGCGGACGGACAGCCTATACCACAGCCCGCGCTGCCGAACACGCCGGAGATCAAGGCGGCGCTTAGGGCGCTGGAAGAGGCGATCGAGGCGGACGATGCGGAAGCCATCCTGAAGATACTTGGTGACGTGCCCGGACATGAGTTCCACGGGAATCAGTGGACCGAAGGCGGCGCGACGGGCATGATCTTTAAGGAGTACGCTACGACAGGTTATGGACCTGGCGAGCGTGGGGCTGAGAAGGCTCGTGCCGCCGCGCAGGAAGCGCACAAGGCACTGACGAAGGCTGGCTTCGTGAAGGCGGCACCGACGGAGCATAAGCATATCGCCGGCGAGAAGATGGGCAGGTCGCAGGCGTATTATTCCAGCTCGAAGAAGTCGACGACCGAGTATGCGCATCCCGACGGGCGAAAGGCATCGTTGCAGGCCACGTACGAAAAGACTAGCAACAGCAGCGTTCGTGTGAAACATTCATGACCCCTCAACTCGCCGCCCAGCTGCTCCTCACCGCGCACCGCAACGTGCGGATGCGGCAGCTCGGCGATCTGCCAGGGCATGAGTTTCACGGGAATCAGTGGACGGCGAAGGTGGGTGATCTGAATGATTTCCCGCATCTAGCTGCCTTGCGAAAAATTGCTAATGACCCCCGCATTGCGGAGATCGAGGGTGGTGGGTTAGATAGTGGAAGAGTATTCTTGCATGCTTCTTTAGGGTGGCTTTTCGGGGAGCAGCGTTCAAAGTCTGTCGGAAGCCGTGAAGAAATTAAACAGGCCATGAAGCTATTGCGTCATGAGGTGCCGAAGACGCTCGGAGATCTGCCCGGCCACGAGTTTCATGGGAATCAGTGGACAGCGTATCACGGAACGACAGCTGAGAACGCAGCGAAAATTTTGAAAGAAGGGCTCAAGCCAGACAAACAGGGGGACATCTGGACGACGACGGATCTAATTGAAGCGAGAACCTACGCGCGTGCCGCAGGTAATAATTCCGTGATCTTAAAGATCAATGTACCTGCGCATGATACGACGAAGTATGACGAACGTAAAGGTGGCAAAACGCTTCGCGTATATAAGGAACCACTCAAAGCTGAATACGTGTCGATGCATTCCGCGCATGTCAGCGGCGGGCCTTTTGGAGAATGGAAGACACTCTCCGCCATCCCCGTCTCCTCCCGCGACCTCACCCCGCTCCACAAGGCCGCCGACGCGCACTACGCGTCCATCATGCTCGCGGTGAGCGCGGCGTTCATGAGGGGGAAGAAGGCGCTGAGGGCGAGCTTGCGAGGAGCGGAGTTCAATCCTGATGAACCGCGTGATGAGAAGGGGCAATGGACGAGCGGCGGCGTTCAACCAGAAGAAAAGGCGATCGCTGAGCGTCTTGGGCTGCCGACGACCTATAGCGGTACGGACAGCATGACGTCTCTTAGCGGTCGTTTGAATCCGGAGTCAGCTCGTGCCTACTTTGCGGGTAAGGCAGTTGATAACCCGATTCCGAAGAACAAGACGCTGACGATGGAGCAAGCTCAGAGGTTGCCCATCATGATGAGCGGCGAGACGAAAGAGGTTAGTATCGCGCCACTCAGGTCAACGCAAGACTACATCCAACCGAGTGCTGTTGAAAAGTATAAGAACGGCGAAGGGATGACCTCGCGTCCTGTCGTCGCCACGATCCACGGCGAAGAAGTGCTGTTGAACGGCAATCATAACGTGTTGGCGGCGCAACTACGAGGCCAGGACACGATCAAAGTTCAGCACCTTGGCGACTTCTCCAAGCATGCCGACTATATCAAGAAGGTCGACGCGCAAGGCGGCGGATTTACGTCGTTATCTGCTTCTCCGAACATCTCCGCAGCGGTCTCCGCCATCCGCGCCTCGCTCGTCCACGACCTGCCGCCGGCGCTGGAGAAGGCGTATGTGGCGGGTGGGGGAACGGTTGGCGGGTTGAAGGCTGCCGGCGACGTCGAAGGGCATCCGTTTCATGGGAATCAGTGGACGGAAGGCGGCGGTACGACGCGCGAAGAGAAGATCGCTCGCATCAAGGAGATCAACACGCAGCTGAAGCCCATCCTCTCTTCAACTGGCGGCAACCTGACGGCAAAGCAGGCGCTGCAAGTAGAGAAGATGACTGGCGAGATTCAAGGGCACTCGTTTGACATTGCGAAGCCTATCACGCCTGAGAAGGTTGCCGAGAACATCGCAAAAGCTGGCGGCACAGCAGCGCAGAATACGATGAAGCCGGAGACGATCGCGGTGGCGCAGCACGACCTCCTGCAGAACAAGGACGTCTACTCGGCTATCACGAAGTCTGCGACGGGTTCTTGGTTCAATCGCGATACACCCATCGACGACATCATGAACGGCAAGAACCCGAAGGTGAGCGCAGACCAGTTCCGTGCGACGTTCGAGAAGACGCGCGAGACGCTGCGAGCACAGTATGGCGACAAGGTGCCAGCATATCGGGCCACAACCAATCAGAGGTCCAAGGCGACGCAGAACTGGGCGACGACTCGAGAGTTTGCTGCCAACTTCGGCAAGAATATCGTGGAGCGTAGCATTCCGATCAGTTCTATCATCGGAGCGAACGTTGGCTTGCGTGGCACATATCACGAGTTGATCGTTGATGCGCGAGAGATTAGGGGCGCTGCTACTAAATTCAAGATGCAGTTCGACGCCAAGAACTCTAACGCCGCCACCTGGGCCCTGACGCACGCCACGCAGATCGCCGACGACATCAGCCAGACCTCGAAGGACAACATCGCGCTGGCCGTCGCGCGGGCGCAGGAAGAGGGCGACCTCGGCGAGCAGTACGACGAGATCCTGGACGCCGTGGGCGACGAGGCGCGGGCCTCCCTGATCGCGCGCACCGAGTCCATGACCGCCGTCAACGAGGGGCAGCGCGATGCCTGGGACCAGGCGCTCGAGAAGGGCTTGCTGACGGAAGACAACCGCGTCGTCTGGATCGCCACGTCGGATGCCTGCCCGGAGTGCGAGGAGCTGGACGGCGAGGAGCGGACGCTGGACGGCGAGTATCCTGGGGACGGTGGAGACGGTCCTCCTCTCCACCCAAATTGCAGGTGCACGGAAGGGATCATAGGATGATAATGACCTTCACGAGCGGGGTGCTCAACGGTGCCACGGCCTCATGAACCTCACGAGTCGGACTACGTCGTACGGTACAGCGGTCCTGAACGTCGGAACGGCATTGGCAATGGCGACTGGACGTCGCTCAAGGCGTGGGCGAACGCGATCGGGATCATCGGCATCCCAGGCGCCATCGCTATCTATCTCGTCTACATCGGCGCGACGGAGATGCCAAAGTTGGTAGTCAACAGTTCACAGGCGATCGTCGAGATTCAGAAGACGCGCGACACGCTCCGTGACCATATCGTGCAGACGGATATCCTCATTCGTGCCATCGAGCGGACGTGCGTTGGCGTCGCGAAGGACTCCGATGCTAGAGCGAGATGCCTTGATAAGTAGTACCTGGAAGGGGTGGATCTGGCGCGTCGGGGTGGCGCTGGTCCTGTGCTTGTGGGCCATCGTCGGGCTGGAGGCCGCGTTCAGCATCCGCGTCATCTACACGAACGCCGCGCAGATCGCGGAGGTCAACAGCGAGATCGTCGAGATGCAGAAGATTCATTCGTCAAAGATGACGGAGATGTCCTTGCGTCTCGACATGCTCGAGAAGGTCCTGTTCGGCGACGTGCTGGCGAAGATCGCCGCGCAGCCGAAGGGCATCGAGACGTGGCAGCAGAATCGTGACAAGGAGATGCGCGAGCGGATCAGCAAGCTGGAACTCTGGCGTCTGCATCAGGACGCGCGATGACATGTCTCTCGATCGCGGACAGGGCGACAAGAAAAAGTTTCCGGCCAAGGACCTTGAGCGGCTCTACAAGAAGGGTATCGAGCAGCAGAGGATTCGAGGCGATCAGTTGAACGCGATTATCGGCGGGAAGGTCTACGACCCGGACGCCTGGTACGACGTCACCGAGAAGGGTGTCGAGAAGTTGTGACATGGGCATACCTGGCCGTGGCGTTCGTGGCAGGATATTGTGCAGGGCTGAGCAGGGCACGGCGGCTCATTCGTCAGTTGACAGAAGACTTGAACCGTAGCGCAACGAACTTACAGGGCGCGGTTGACGCGCAGAAGGATACCAGATGATTCTCGATGATCTCAAGGTGCAGGTGACGGCGACGACGGATGTGGAAGCCTCTGCCGTGGTGGCGCTCAACGGTGTAGCAGCTCGCATTCAAGCGGCCGTGGACGCGGCGATCGCGGGCGGCGCGACGGCGGAGCAACTGGCTCCGGTGCAGGCCGAGGTCGACGCACTGAAGGCATCGTCAGACGCGCTGGCGGCTGCGGTCGTGGCGAATACGTAGATGAGTCATGGGCCGGAGGCAGCGCTATTCGACTCCGGATCAGGATGCCTTCATCTATACGCTGCAGGTAGAACTGGTGGCGCTTGAAGACGCTCTTACCATATTGGAGCGCAGAATCATGCTACTACGAGACCGAGTGCAAGAGGAACTGGCCAAGAGGTGGGGCAAGGAATGCCCCGTGAAGAAGGCTTGATATGCCAAATCGTCCTGAGCATACCGACAAGATGAAGGCCTGCGTGGCGAAGCTTCAGGACACGCATGATGATTCGTCTGCCTACGCCATCTGTACGGCGTCGTTGCAGAAGGCTGGCGAGCCGGTCTTCGTGGGGGCTACGGCCGGTGGTGCGGAGGAGATGAGGCTGCTGGGCGATGTTCCTGGACATGAGTTCCATGGGAATCAATACACTGGTGAAGGCGGGGCTGCAGCACGTCAAGAACGCATCAAAGAAATTGACAAGCAGATCACAAAGATAGCCGTGGGTCCCAATACGCCCCGCGCAATCAAAGAACGCATGCAGAAGATCGCCCCTTTGGTTCAAGAGCAAGAACTGCATAAAAATGTTCTTGACCCTACGCGGCCACAAGCCATCTTAGCTTCCTCAAAATTGACAAAGCGCTCGGATGGCGGATATGACGTACAGCATGAAGGCGCGAAGATTGGAGCGCTGGAGCCGGTAAGTTTCACTGGATTCAAGGCCGTTAACAGTGCGCAGCAGATGACCAGCCGCGAGGGGTTCAAGGCGCTATACGGCGACAAGATCGTCAACTCGCAAGGTACTCGTAAGGAAGGGCACGAAGCGATCGCGAGAGCGCACTCAGACGTATTGAGAACCCGACTTACTGGCGCTGAAGGTTATGTATTTGACGACGTCGACATAACTTCTCTGCGTACGCTCCACCTCGTCGGCGCCACAGGCGTCGTGCGCACCGAGATGTTTGAAGGACGCGAGCACCTCGTCGTCCCGCTCGTCGCGCTGATGGAGGGCGTCATCCACGCCATGAACGCCGAGACGCCGGAGTTCGTGCCGCTGGCCACGCTGCAGAAGGCGGCGGCAACGTGGAACGGCCGTCCTGTCACCATCGGCCACCCGTCGCGTGGCGGGGTTCAGTGCTCGGCCAACGACCCCGGCATCCGTGAGTCGCATGGCATCGGCACGATCTTCAACTCGCGCGTCGTGGGCACGAAGCTGCTACAAGAGGCGTGGATCGACAAGGCGAAGGCGAAGAGGCTTGACCCGGCGATGCTCGCGCGCCTCGTGACAGGCGAACGCGAGGAGGTCAGCGTCGGGGCGTTCGTCATCACGGACGGCACGACGGGCAGCTACAGGGGCAAGCCGTATCGCGCGCAGTGGCTGGAGACGATCGGCGATCACCTCGCGTTCCTCCCCGGAGGGCGCGGCGCCTGCTCCGTGGAGATGGGATGCGGGACGCACCGGGCCGCGATGCGGATGTTAGGAGGATCGATGGAACTGCTGGGATCGATGCCGGACAAGGCGCAGGTCGAGATCAACAAGCCTGGTCATCCTGCGCACGGCAAGAAGGGCAAGATCACGTCGTCGAAGGGCGACATGCATACTGTCGGCGATTATGGCACGTTCAAGCAGTCGGAGTTGAAGGCTGCAGCGGATGGCGAGGAGGCCGCCGAGCTTGTCGGCTACAACCTGCTGCGCACGCACCTCGACACGATGGGCAAGGCGTGGGACGAAGCCTCCGGCATCGTGAACGAGCTGATCGCCGACGAGACCGAGAACCCAACCGAGACGGCTGCGGAGGAAGATGCCGAAGAGGAGGTCGAGTCGGTACGGCTTGACTCTGTCATGTCTCTGATGTCTGTCATCATGGCGATCGCGTCGCAGGCCATGTCGTGCTGTGCGGTCATGAATGCGCCGGAGGCGACAGACGTCATGCCGCGCTACGGGGCGATGCCGATGATGCCCTGCCCGACATGCGACGGCACTGGTCAGGTGAAAGATGGCAAGCAGTCGGACTGCCCAACGTGCGACGGCACGGGCGAGGTCGCCAAGTTCAAGGCGGCAGCTGGTTCACGTCACAACAAGAACGACCAGCAGATGGTTCAGGCAATTCACGATCAAGCTCAGGCGCTGGGTGCGCAGTGCGACCGGGCGAACTACAAGATGCTCCGCGACATCTCGCAGAAACAACGCGAAAGACTTCCGGATGCAGATTTCGCTGGCAAGGGCACGTCCTTTCCCATCAAGAAGCCGGAGGACGTGTCGGCGGCAGCGAGTTCAATCGGTCGGGCGGGCGCGGGCAACTATTCGACGGACGAGTTGAAGGCGAACATCATCAGGATTGCCTACCGGAAGGGTGCATCGTTCGTCGCGCAGCTCCCGGAGGCATGGAAGAAGAAAGCGGATCACAAAGCAGCAGCAAACGATCCAAACCGATTCTACATCGAGTCGGTTCTCAAGGGTGTACGATGAGTTGCGGATGTCCGACGGCGACATGTCGCTGTCATACAGGAGAGGTTATGGAGAATACGACACGCGAGGAATTGATTGCAGCGCTCGTCACGGATCGGTACAGCGGGTACAAGGACGGCGACGAGACGATGCTCCAGACAGCATCGGACGCGCGTCTGGGCGAGTTCAGGGCGTCGGCGGAGGCCAACCGGACGGCGGTGAACCGCATCAGCTCGCTGGAGACAGAGCAGCGCAACCTGCAGGCTCGCTTGAAGGTTGCTGAGGATCGCGTCAAGGCGTCCGAGCAGCCCCTGACGGAGGCCGAGTTCCTGCAGCGCGCGCCGGAGTCGTTCAAGCGCGTGCTTGAGGGACACAAGGCCGAAGAGGACCAGACGCGCGACGCGCTCGTGTCGATGCTGAAGGATCTCGGCGCCAACAGCGAGGCCGAGCTGAAGACGAAGAGCATCGCCGAGCTGCAGACGCTAGCCAAGTACGCCCGCGTTCAGGTTCCTGATTTCAGCGGCAAGGGCGTGCCGGTCCTGCGCGACGCGGAACGCACGAGCTACGCGGCACCCGATCCTTACGCGGCCGGCCTCAAGTCGCTGCGCGAGCAGACTCACTAAGATTTCGGCGGCTGAAGTCGCCAAGGAGATAGAGAGATGTCAATCACGAGAACGAATCCGAACACGATCTTTCTGGGAGGCTCGCGTACCGAGGTCGGCGACCTGGCCGCGGCAGCATCCATCACGCCCGGCATGCTTGTCGAGCGCGATGATGTCGGCAGCGTCATTCGCTGGAAGCTCGCCACGGCCGACATTGCGGGACCGCCCGCGGTGGCGACCGAGCAGGCGTCCGTCAACAAGGGTGTCGACGACGTCTACGCGACGGGTGACCTGATGGAAGTCTCCATCGGGCACAAGGGCGCTGCGTTCTGGATGCTGATCGCATCAGGACAGAACATCGCGGCAGGCGACCTGCTCGGCTCTGCTGGTAATGGCACGCTGAAGTCAGGTGCGACCGTCGCGCGCTTCTCGGCACTCGAAACCAAGGCCACCGTCACCGTGACGACGCGCATCCGCGTCGAGGCACTGTAGTCAGCTTAGGGCTCCAGAGCCCGACAAGGAGAGATGAGATGGAACAGGAAATGAGATTCACGGCGGCAGCGGCAAACAGCCCGCTGGCCAGCGTCATCATGAACGCGTTGAAGGGTAGCGGCGGGTGGTCGGTCGACGCGATGCGCCAGCCGGGCATCGACCTGCTCAACGCGGCAGAGTACGAGAACGGCTACCGGTTCCGTGCGGCAGGTCCTCTGCAGGACAAGGCGCAGGTCGTCATCGACAAGGCGGTCGTCGAGGTCGGACTGCAGCGCCTGACGATCGCGGCCGACATCATGGCGGCGGGGCTCACCTACACGCTGTCGGATCCGCTCAGCATCGCGCAGCTGGAGTGGAACTCGATGAGCAAGTCGGGAGCTGCACAGCGCACGATGTCACCATCGGCGAGGGGTGAGAACTCGATGCCCATCATCACGGTGAATCGCCTGCCGATCTACCTGACGACGGACAAGTTCGAGATCGACATCCGGACGCTCAAGACGTCGCAGCGGATCGGCACGCCGCTCGATACGTCGATGGTCAAGCAGAAGGTGCGGTCGGTGAACGAGGCACTCGAGGACGCGATCATCAACGGCGCCACGACGCTGGACGGCCAGGCGCTTGCCGTCTCCGGCTACTCGGCGCCCGGCCTCCTGAACGAGTCGCATGTCAACACGCAGAACCTGACGGCTGCTGCGTGGACGACGACCCCGAACGGCCTGACGATCCTGACCGAAGTGCAGGCGATGATCACGAAGCTGCAGGCCGACAAGAAGTTCGGTCCATATCGGCTGTACGTCGGCACGCAGATCTCGAACGTGCTTGACACCGACTATAGCACGGCGACCAACACGGTGACGACGATCCGTGAGCGCCTGCTGATGCTCGACTCGCTGCAGGCGATCCGCACGGCGGACCTCCTAACCTCGGGCAACGGTGCGACCCCGTCCATCGGCAATAAGGTCATCCTGCTGCAGATGACCTCGGACGTGGTCGACATGGTCGTCGGACAGCCGCCGACGGTCATTCCGTGGACGTCGCTTGACGGGTTCACGATTCACAACCTGATCATGGCGATCATGATCCCGCGCGTGAAGAGTGACTATGAGGGCAACTCCGGCGTGTGCGTCGGGACGACGGCGTAGTTAAACCGATTCGACGGAGGCGGATTCATATGGACACACCAACTGAGAAGCCATCCCTGGATCTCCTCCGTCGAGTATTTGTACCAATTGAGCGACGCACGGTGAAAGGCACGCTCGTCTTCAAGACGCAGGATGGCGACATGTACGCGCGGCTGGCGGACGGCTCGATTCGACGGACGCACCCGAAGGTTAATGGCAAAGACGCGCGTCGAGCGCGCCAGCAAGCTCGGATGCTTCAAAGAGCATCATGATGAAAATTCGCGCAGCGATTGTTATGCTGGCACTCCTCTCCGCAGCGGTCGTGAGGTACCGATGACGCAGCGTGACGCTGTTTGCCGCTGCGCGGCACGTAGTCGACAACGAGACGTCGCTCACGACCGCCGTCGCGTCCGGCGTCTGAGAATAGCGCTCGCATGACTGGACGTAGCGCGGAGGGAAGCGATCGCGGTCCGCGCCGTTGCCGGAACTTATCAGGAGGTCGGTAGCATGAATACGAATCCGCAGGCCATCGCGTTCGCGAATGGCCGCATCCGCCCCGCCGCAGATCGTCTCGCCCAAGCCTATTACATGGCGAAGGCGCTGGTAGCGGATTGGAACGCGCAGAACGTGGCGGCGGTGATCATCCCTGGCGATACGGTCAACATCATCAGTGATGGCTCAGCCACGGACGGGCGGAAACCCATTACCAACGACAACGCCTACGCGATCATCCTGCAGGCCCAAGCCTTGATCACGTTGTATGAGGCGAGCGGTGGAGCGCCCCTGACCTCCATCCTGCTCGTTGCGCCGAATCCTGCCGTGAAATAGCCGATGGCCGTTCCAACCATTCTGGTCAACTCCTCTACGGGCAGCGACTCCGCTGCCAGTGGCGCTGGGCCAGCGACGGCCAAGACCGGGAGTGCGGGTGTCTCGACAGGCACGACGGTGGTCCTTGACGGGTCTCCCGACTTGTCTGGTGTCGCCACCGACGGGAGCCATGTCCTGTTCTTCAACGACACCACGAGTGGAAATCGGAACTTTGCCGCCATCACAGGGAAAGCCAATAGCGGCACACCGACCGCCCAAGTGACCGTCGCGCTGGCTTTCGCTGTGACCACGAAGGCATGGGCTATCGGCGGGAAGCGGGCCAGCGTCTATGGGTCACTGCGGCTGGTAGATAACAACGGGACTGACGCGGACGCGCAGGCGGGCTGGACCGTGCAGATGGAATCGGGCCACACCGAAACCTTCGGCGGGCGGCTGGATGTCCGTGTCTCCGGCACGACGGTCGGCGCGTTTACGCTGCAGGGCGATCCCGCCGCTAGCGTGACGCCCGTGATCACGACGCCGAATGACATCGTGCCGCGGCAAAACTTCCAAGCCTACAAATACTTCAGCATCGTCGGCAGTGGTGGTCCCGCGAACGGCTTCATCGAGCTGGCTGGGTATATTCGGTATGAATCGCTGACGTTTTCTAGCTTTTCAGGGGGCATTAGCCTTGACCTGAGCGGCGGTGGAAACGATCAGGTGATCAACTGCACCTTCACCGCGAATGCCCACGCCATCAGCGTGTCGCAGGATACGCAGATCATCGGGAACTACTGCGTCAGTCAAACGGGATCCGCGATCAAGTGCAATACCCAGCCGCTGACGGGATTGCTGATCTATGACAATTTGATTACTGGCGCTGGGGCGGAAGGCATTCAACTCGATCAGTCCCGTTCGGATCTATACGCCGGTGTCCACATCATTGCCAACACCATCGACAGTTGCACGGCGGATGGCATCAAGTATGTCTCGACGGCGAACGGGGCAGGCAACAGCGAAGGAGCGCTCTGCGTCATCAACAACATTCTCAGCAACAATGGAGGCTATGGCCTCAATGTGGACTCGACGCTGGCGGCGGCAAACTCCAGAGGGATTGTGGTCCGCAGTAATGATACCTACAACAATTCCTCTGGGGCCTATAGTCCGACGGGTCTCGGGGTGGGGGATCCGGCGACGAATCCGGCGTATGTCGGGAGCGGCAACTACACCCCCACGGCGAGTGCCCTGAAGGGGGCCGCGATCCCACTCTCCTTGAACGGGGCGACGAACTACCAGTGGATCGGCGCGATTCAGGCGCTCGCCCTGATCCTAGCAATACTCGGAGTCACGATTCAAGAACCGGTCATCGGCAGCAATACCTTCTAAAGGAGATAGCATGAGTTTCAAACAGGGCGAGAAGATTCACACGCACGATGGCAAGGTCCACCGTGTCGGAAAGGGCGGCAAGCTGCCGAAGATGCGCGTGCCCGGAGAGCGGCACGCGATTCGGGGCTTCATCCGAGGGGCGCTGGTCGATTGCCTCTCCGGCGAGGAGCAGGTCGGCGACTGGCACGAGAACGTCATCACGACATACGGCTTCGGCATCGTGGTTCGCAACTATGCGGGCCTCGCGTCGTCGGCCTCGTCGGTCGCCGCCACCGTCACATCAGACATGGGCTTTGCCAGGTTCTGGGGCCTGGGCTACCAGACGGAGGCGCAATCCAGCAACTTCAGCACGATGTCGAAGATCGACTCGACGGAGTGGCCGCTTGCCTCGACAGGTGGCGTCAGCCGCGCGACGGTCTCGGTCGGTTCGCAGCTGCTGAGCGGCACGTACTCGCTCTCGCAGAGCTTCCAGTACGCGAGCAGCCAGATCAGCCACGCTCAGACCGTGAACTGCATCGCGCAGTACCACCACTCGTCGGTCGGCTCGGGCACGGCGCACTCGCTGGCGACGTTCGCGTCGAGCACGAAAGGGACGACGCAGGCGCTCAACGTGACGTACAACTGGGTATTTTCAACTTAGTAGGGATGCGCCTAGTAGGGAGGCCGAACGGCGCAACCTTCTTTTAAGGATGGTCATGGCGAAGCAGAAGCAGACAGGACCAGATCCGAAGTTCACCGTTCCTATCGGCACCGAGGGCGCCCCTCTGGAGATCATCTACGGGCATAACACGGCGGTCAAGAAGGTGCTGATGCAGTTCAATTTGCTCACCAGCAGTTTGATTTTGACGCCAGAGGATGCCCGCGACGTGGCGCGCAAATTGCTCCATTATGCCGACATGGCCGACGGAAAGAAGGCCATGTGACGCCCAAACTGCGCAAGAAGATCGAGGCCAAGAAGGGGATCCTGCTTGACATCTCCTTCGGCGGGGCTACTCAACCTCGTAGTATCACCCTCGGTCCGAAGGGCGACATCCGTCAGCCTCCAACCGATACATTTCAACTACGTTCCGCGTGCGTTCATACGGCGATCGTGACGCACGTCCTGGAGTTCATTGAACCGCAGAAATACTTTGCGTGGTGGAATAATTTGCACCGCGTGATGTTGAAGGATGGCATCGTCTACATCAGCGGACCCTACGGCGGCGACGAGAGTCAGGGCTGGCTCTCAGACCCGACGCATCGGATTCGGATCGTCGAGCAGAGCTTCGCGTGGCTCGACCCGCAGACACCGTTCTACGCGCTGCACGAAGCAAGGGGGCGCAAGACGCCGCTGCCGTGGAAGACGTTGACAGTTGCGCGCGTACCCGGCGCGCATGGCACGGTGACGTACAACGTGACGATGCAGGCGGTGAAGAAATGAGCGACAAATCTATTCGCGCTGTCGCAATCGACGATCCGATCTGCCCGATGTGCCGGACACCGACACTCGGCGTTGATGAGGGCATTGGTCGCTCGGCATATGAATCCGATGTAAGCGAAGAAGGTGAAGATGAGATGCTCATCACGACTACGATGTGGTGGAAGACGCGCTGCCACACGTGCAAGACGTCCGTTGAGCGGCATTTACTTGGCGTGGTCGGTTGCCAAGAGGGAGGCTTTGAGCCTAACGTGTCCGAGGAAGTTGAACCGACACCTCACGGTCTCATCATCAAGGAACTGCGCGAGCTGAAGGAAAGTTTGGCGGTGAAGTGATGGACATCCGCACAATCACCGAACTCTCCAAGCTACTCGGCTCTCGACGCCCGAAGAGCGTCTACGAGATTGGCAGCCTGAACATCAACGGCAGCGTCCGGACCCTCTTCCGCGACGCGAAGGAGTATCACGGCATCGACATCGTCGAAGGCCGGGATGTCGATACAGTCGGCTACGGCTCGACATATGAACCTCCGTTTCGCCCCGACTGCGTCGTATGCTGTGAGGTCTTCGAGCATACGCCTGACACTGAGGCGATTGTCAATCAGATGGCGAAGCTCGTCGTCCCTGGTGGCATCGTCCTGATCTCCTGTGCCGGGACACAGCGTCCGCCGCACAGCGCGGTAGATGGAAAGGATCTGCCGGATGACGAGTACTACGCTGGCATCGACCATCTGGTGCTGACCGAATGGCTGAAGGCAGCAGGCCTCGTCAACCTCCGGCTGATCATCGGCTGTCTGCCGGATACGACAGACCCGGATACCCAGGGCGTGCACGACATCTACATGATCGGGCAGAAGCCGATTGGCGCTTTGGCCAATCCGTACGACCCCGTCACGATGGGATCGTCGGCCGCGAATGCACCGCCGGCAGACATCGCCACGCCGAAGCAGCTGACGGTCGTCGAGCAAGGCAAGACGACTCTCGAAGAGCTCGCGCAGTCCGTGCTCGATACGCGGGAGAAGTACGGCGAGGTTCTCCAGGCTTACCACGAAGTCTGGTACAACGCGCCGCATACGTGGAGCTACACGCAGTTCCTGAATATCGGGGTCATGAAGTCGCCTAACGACATGTGGATCTATCAGGACATCATGGTGAACCACAAACCGCAGACGGTCATCGAGACCGGGACGTATCAGGGAGGTTCGGCGCTGTGGCTTGCCTCGCTTGCCGACCTGATGGGGATCGACACGAAGATCTTCACCATCGACATCAAGGACTTCCGGCGCTGTGCGCATCCACGCATCACGTTCATCCGCGGCGACTCGACAGATCCAGGATTGGCGGCGGACTTGGCCAAGCAGGTTGAAGGATCGCTGCTGGTGATCCTCGACGCGGATCATTCTGCCGAGCACGTGCGAAAGGAGCTCGAGCTGTACGCGCCGCTCTGCAAGGTCGGCGACTGGCTCGTCGTCGAAGATACGAACATCGCGTGGCCTGGCGAGCAGGGCGACCGCGGTGCAGCAGGAGGGCTGGCCGACTACCTCGCGCAGCATCCTGGCGAGTGGCAGCAGGACATCTTGTCCGAGCGGTTCCTGTTGACGATGAATCCCGGCGGGTGGATGCGCCGCGTCGGCGTGTACAGGGAGTTTTACTACGAAGGCGAACTACAGAAGCAGCAGCTGGAGAGTGTGAAGTGAAGTGGACAAAAGAAGCGGCCATCGCTCATCGAGAGCGCGTAGACGAACGCGCCAACCGCAAGGCTGACGTCGAGAAGCGAGATTGGGCGGAACACAAGCACGCGCGAAAGCTGAAACGAACGAAGTCCATGCTCGGCGAAGTCTCGAAGGGCATCTTCGTCAACCCGGTCAACCCGAAGACTGCCGAGAATCAGGTCCAGGTCCTCCTCGGTACGCCGACACTCGGAACGGTGCGCATCGAATGGCACAACATGATGAAGGGCATGGTCAGCCCGCCGAACTGGTCGCTGATCACCAGCACGCCGACAGGCTATACGGTGCCAGACGCGCAGAACATGCTGGTCGACACGATGCTGCGTGGCAACCTGCGGGCCTTGCTGCTCATCGAGGATGATACCTGTCCACCTCCGCACGCCATCCTGACATTCGACCGCTGGTTCTGGAAGATGGAGCGTCGACTGGCGCCGCCGGTCGTCAGCGGCCTGTATCACATCAAGGGTAGCGCGGAGGTGCGGAATGGCAAGAAGGGCGGAGTCGAACTGCTTGGTCCTGAACCACTTGCATACAGGGGGAGTGGGCAGCGTGCCTATCGTGACTGGAAGATGGGCGATGTCATCTGGGTGTCCGGCGTGCCGACTGGTGCACTCCTTCTCCATCGCTCGATCCTTGAGGCATGGGCGAAAGAGCCGGACGTCGAAGAGTACGCTGTGCCGGGCTACCCGCACGTCATGAAGCGCATCTTTCAGCAGCCGTCGCACGTCTGGGTAGATCCCGAGACGAAGGGCGTGCATGTTGCAAGTGGCACCTCGGACTTGTGGTGGTCGGAGCAGACGATCAAGAGGGGCCTGCTCGAGAAGGCTGGCTGGAAGAAGTACGCGAAGAAGGAGTTCCCATACATCATCGATACGGGCATGCACTTCAAGCACATCGATCGTGCGACGGGGATGATGTACTGATGGTCACGACAGTTGCATGCCCTGTCTGTACCAAACCACGCGAGGAAGATTCGCCATGTTGGTGGTGTGAGGATGGCCTTTCGAAGACGAAGCACTCGTGGAGTTGGAAGGGTTGTGGCGTGTGCCACGGATCTTGCCATGGCGGACATTGCGGAAATGGATGTGAGGCATTCGGTGGATGCCGGAAAACTAGATGCATCTGCAGTCTGATCGGTCCATGTCGCCCGTGGTGGAAGCCGAGATGGCTAGGTAACTGGATGTTTGGAAGGCGAATTCGGAATGTCTACTGACAACATCGGCATCGCTGACCTTGTCTTCGTCGAGATGCAAGAATGCGCACCACTCGATACCGTTATTGAAGAACAGGTGCATTCAGTAGACGCCGTGCACCCAAGCAACGTGCTCGCCGGCACGACGCACCGTGACTGTGGTGGAATCGTGCGCTGGGAATATGAGTCGGACAAGCCTGTCGAGTTCGGGCAGGCGCGGTGTAAGAAGTGCGGACAGGTGGTGACCGTGCGAGGCGCGCTAGTTGGCTGATCTCTCAGTAGTCGTCGTCGCCGCGACGCTGGCCCTCTCGGAGACTGTCTCCCCGAGCGGCCTTGGCAGTCGCACCCGGTTCTACTTCCCGAACAGTGGGACCGCGGCCGTTTCGCCGTCCGCAGGGACAGGCTGGAACGACACGACGCAATTCGATCGAGTCGCCCTCGCTCGCTCGCACAAGAACGAAACGGCGGTTACGAAGACTGAGATCTTCAACGGGTCAGTCCCGGCGAAGGTGCTCATGCGGCAGTTCGTCTCCGAGCCTATCTCTGCGCAGGTCATTTCCGGCTCAGTCAAAGGCCAGCTGCAAGGGCTTACGAGTCAGGTCGCGAAGCTGGGCAACGTAGCCGTTGCCATCCGCATCGTCAAGAACGACGGGACGGATTATAACCCCGTCAAAGACCTGATTCAGACGCCAGCAGCCGGCGATCTGGTCGCCGCTCCTCCGCAGTTTAGCACGACGCTCACGAACCGCTCCCTGAACAACATCAGCGAGCAGGTCGGCATCGGTCTGACTCCGCAGACGGCAGTTGCTGGAGACCGGATTGTCATTGAGCTGGGCGTGCTGGACACGGTTGCCAACGCGTCGAGAACGCTCGGACTCTCGTTCGGCGGGACGACGATCACCGACCTCGCCGAGGACAACACCACCACCACCGTCAACTATCCGTGGATCGAGTTCAATACTCCGATCCTGATGGATCCGATTGAGCTGCTCAAGCTCTCGGAAACCGTCACGGCAAAGAGGTATGGCGATGCCACGCCTGCGAATGAAGTCCTCCGACTCTCGGATACGGTCACCGTCACGCGCGATCTTGAGACGGGAGGGTTCGACGAGACCCTGCGGTTATCGGACGTAGTTTCGTCAGCGCTACAGCTGGCCGTCTCAGTCGGGTCAGAAACCTTACGCATAACTGATACCTCAACTCCTGCGATAGAACTATCGACGTCCCTGACGGAGACGTTCCACCTTGGTGATGGTGGTGCGGTCAACCAACAAGGTATCGTCCGACTTGAAGGCGTCCTTCGCGTCATAGATGGTCCGCCCGTCGCGGAGCTAGGCTTCTTCGTCGGTCCGGAGGTTCTTGTCCTCTCGGATACGGTCGCTGCCGCGTTAACGAGCGGCGCTAGTGATCTTAATGCCTCCGGATTTGATGAGACGCTCAAGCTCTCCGAAAGCGTTCAGACAACACTCGATCCGCTGCAGGCAAGCCCCTCAGAGATCATTCACGTTTCGGATTCCGTCCAGACGCTGCTAAATCCGCTGCAGGCGTCGCAGACGGAAACGCTGAAGCTGACGGATACCGTTCAGGCGCAGCTTGATACGCTACTCGTATCGCTCTCCGAGACGCTCAAACTTTCTGATGCAGTTTTTGCGTCGACCGACGCACTGAGCGCGTTACTTCAGGAGACGCTGAAGCTCTCAGAAGCGCCACAAGAGACGCTTGACCCGCTGCAGGCATCGCCGCAGGAGATGCTGAAGCTCTCCGACGTGCTGCAGGCGCAGACGAACCAGCTGAACGCGTCACAAACCGAGACGCTCAAGCTCTCCGAAGCACTACAGGCGCAACTCGATACGCTGCTGGCCTCTCTCAGCGAGATGCTGCGTCTATCGGACAGCATCCTGGCGTCACGTGACCTATCAGTTAGCGGCATCGACGAGACGCTCAAGCTGACGGATGCAGTCTTCGAGACGCTCGATCCACTACAGGCGTCGCCAAGTGAGACGCTCAAGCTGACAGATACCGTCTTCACCACGCTTGACCCGCTTCAGACGACGCCAAGCGAGATCGTTCACGTCACCGATACGGTCACGCCTGCACTTGAACTGTCCACGTCGCTTCAAGAGACGCTCAAGCTTTCCGAGAGCGCCTCGGGTATTACGGATCTCCTTGCGACGCTGAGCGAACTGGTTCACGTCTCAGATGCAGTTACGGCGAAGCGTTACGGCGATGCGACTCCGAGTGCGGAAACGGTTCGGATTGCAGATACCGTCACCGCGTCGATGGGCGAGCTTGCCCTGCCTCAAGGTGAGCAGCTCAAGCTCTCGGAAGAGCTGATCGTTGTGATGGGGACGGGCGTCTTCCAGGTAGAGACGCTCAGGCTCACGGACACGATTGCCGCTTCCATCGATCCTGAATTCGGCACGGTATCTGAACAGCTGAAGCTCTCTGACAGCGTGAACGTCGCGCTAGAACTGTCAGCGTCCCTCACGGAAGCGCTTCGGCTCTCTGAGGCGCCAAGTGAGACGCTCAATCCAGAGCAGGTCAGCCTTTCAGAGACGCTCAGGATAACTGACACCGTCACAGCGGGCCTGGGTGACATCGCCTCGTCACCGACAGAGCAGCTGAAGCTCAGCGACGCGCTGACCGTCAGTGTTGACCTTTCGGCGAGTACGTCCGAGACGCTGCGGATCGCCGATGCCATATCTGCTTCGCGTGATCTTGATGTTGCGCTTGATGAGGTCTTACACGTCGCGGATACGCTGGATATCATCGAAGACCCAATCGTCATCGAACTTGCAGAAACCCTTCACCTTGACGATCAGGTCGCGGCTGCACTCGATCTTTCAGCCGCGCTGCAAGAGAGTCTCAGAATTCATGATACGGCGTCGGGACTCGTCTTTGTCCCACAGATCGTCCGCATCCATGTCGTCGGCAACTATCGCCCGACGGTCGATGTGGTTGGCAATGTGCGCAAGACGGTGAGCGTGGTCGGTAATGTGCGCAAGACGGTCTCAGTAACCGGAAGCTGGAGTGATGCCTGATGGCCATTGATGGAGCACTTGACGGCCTGTTTATCGGTGGTGACAGTGAGGTCGTCTATACGGATAGCGACCCCGTCCCGCCAGACATGGCCGCGTGGAACATCGTTCTCGATATCAGAAAGAAGGACACGTCGAATTCTCCTGCGCTCTTGTCGAAGATCGGCGTGGTAAGCGGCGTGTATGCCAACACGCAGGCGGCGAATCAGCAGAAGGTAACATTCACACTGACGGCGGCAGAGTTAGGATCGACGATCTTCAAGGGTGACGATCCACGGATGCGATATTCGATCAAGAGGACGAACGCGGGTGCCGAGCAGCCGTTGCGCTACGGTGACTGTACCATCATTCGTGTGACGCAGATCGAGGGAGAGTGACATGCCGTTAGTCATCGATGCAACTGTTGGGGGAGTCGCTTCAAACAGCTACGAGACGCTGGCAGAAGCGCAGGCGTATTACGAGTCGCGCCTGCCGCTATCCGGGTGGGAAGACGCGGACAGCCAGGACGTGCTGCTGGTCATGGCCACGCGGCTGCTCGAGAACTTCGCGAACTCGCTGAAGGTCCTCGTGCCGGCACAGAACGGCATCGCGGCCTACTACCTCATCGAGCGTCGATGGACCGGGATGCCTGCTACCGCGACGCAGAAGCTCTCGTGGCCGCGCATCGGGATGTACGACGTTAACGGGAACCCGATTCCAGAGACCGTCATCCCTCAGGAGCTGAAGGATGCCGAGTCCGAGTTCGCCGGGCAGCTTGGCATAGCAGACCGCACGCTGGACAACGACGTGATCGTGCAGGGACTGACATCCGTCAAGGCGGGCAGCGTGGCGCTGACGTTCAAGAATCAATTTCAGCCACAGGTCGTGCCTGACGCGGTGCTGAACCTGTTGCTGCCAGGGTGGCTGACCGACGTGGTCGTCGAACCGGCCGTGCCCGCGCTGTTCGACGTCGTATCTGGTCCACGTCATCATGGAGGCTGGTGGTGAGCATCCTTGATGCGCTGCGCGCAGGCGTGAAGGTCGCAGACAAGGTGACGAAGCCTCTGCAGCCGTCGGTCTCCTTCGAGCGCTACCTGAGCGAGGATGGATTCGGTACGCGCACCTATGCATCTGCCGTTCCGCTGAAGGCGATCGTCGAGCATAAGCAGCGAAACGTGAGCACGATGACAGGTGAGCTGGCCGTCAGCCGCGCGTATGTCATGTTCCTGGACATCGCCGCGTTGGTGATCGCGACGGCAGGGGACGGCGTGGACGTGAATGATAAGATCACGCTGCCGAATGGCGTGACAGGGCCGATCTTGAACTTCGACGGCTTCGTGGATGCCGGAACTGGACAACCACTTGCGACGGAGATATACCTCGGATGACCTTCATCGATTCCCGTCATAAGCTCTTCGGCCATCTCGACCGCCTCGTCGGCTGGCAGCACGGAGAGCATCCAGCACCGGTGACGGTCGAGTGGGACCTCTCGAACCGCTGCGCGCTCGGGTGCATGGACTGTCACTTCGCGCACACGCACACACGCGGACCGTGGGCGAGCAAGCCGCGCACCTTACCGATGGCATACGACTCAGGTGGTGACCTGGCTGACATCGACGTCGTGCGACGCGGTCTGGACCAGATGGCGCGCATCGGTGTCAAGGGTATCGTGTGGAGCGGAGGTGGAGAGCCGACGACGCATCCGCGATGGCAGGACGTCATCGACTACGCCTCGTCGCTCGGTCTGCAGCAAGGCATGTATACGTTCGGCGGACTGTTTGATGAGAAGTCGGCGACACACCTCGCGAGGCATGCTGAATGGGTCGTCGTCTCGCTTGACGCACCTGACGAGCATACCTACGCGCACGAGAAGGGCGTGCAGTCGTCACGGTTCTTTGCCGCCTGCGACGGTATCGGGTGGTTGGCGCAGGTGAAGAAGGCGACCGTCGGCGTCTCGTTCCTCTTGCATGCGGACAACTGGACGCGTGCTGGTGAGATGCTGTCGCTGGCACGAGCGCTTGGTGCGACCTACATCACCTTCCGCCCAGCCGTTCGTACAACGCCGGATGCACCATCAACGTGTACTGACGACCGCTCGTGGATCACCGCCGCGCTGCCGAACCTGAAGGACTACGAGAGCGAGCCCGATGTCGAGTGTGACGTCGATCGGTTCCTGCAGTATCGAGATTGGACGACGCGGTCCTATTCGACGTGCCACGGCGTGAAGTTGACGACGACGATCACACCCGACGGTCGTCTATGGATGTGTCCGCAGCACCGTGGCGTGCCTGGAAGCTGTCTTGGCGACCTCAAGACCGAGTCGTTCAAGGACATCTGGTATAGGCATGGTGGTACCTATACACAGTTTGACAACTGCCGCGTCATGTGCCGCTTGCATCTGATGAACGAGACGCTTGCACAAGTCTACGCGCAGCACGAGCATGGAGCATTTCTGTGATCAACGTCTGTATCACCGTGTTCAACCGTTACGACCTGCTTGCCCGTCTCTTCGCGTCGCTTGGTGCTAGCACGGTGCAGCCTGACGAGGTCTACGTCATCGATCGCGGAAATGATCCCGTCCGACTGAAGCATGCCGCCAACGGACGCCCGTTCATCACGGTGCCGCTCGAAGGGCAGAGCCTCCCGGCAGCGTGGAATTGGTTCATGTCGAACGTCGAGGAGGAGCGCGTCATCGTAAGCGATGACATCGAGTTCTTCCCTGAGACGTTGGAAACCTTCTTGAAGACGCCAGGTGACCTTGTCGGACTGGAGGATGGCAAGTCGAGTCACTTTGCCTGCTTCGCGCCGCGCAACAGCTGTATCAAGAAGGTCGGGTTCTTCGACGAGTCGCTGTCACCCGACTACATGTATTTTGAGGATAGCGACTATGGCCGACGCATGCTCCTGTTAGGCATACCGATCGTCGGCATCTCGTGCATGCATCACGGCTTGGCGCAGTCGTGGGAGAAGAAGACGGAAGCGCAACGCAGCGATCACCATCGGCGGTTCATGATCGCGCAGGACAACTATATCAAGAAGTGGGGCGGCATCCCTGGGAAAGAGAAGAAGCATGCAGATCGGTAACCTCTATCATCATCGCGTACTTGGAATGCTGGCGACGCGGACGCAGAGCTACCTGGAGATCGGCGTACAGGAGGGTGATTCGCTAGCAGCTGTCGTCGCGGCGAACAGGGAGATCGACGTCACACTCTGCGATCCATGGGATGCTAATCACGGCGGCACGAACCGTGGCTCACACCACCACATTCAGGAGCGCTTGAACACGCTCGCGCATCGGGGTAAGCGCTGCTACCTCGACGGGTTCTCGTCTGTGGAGATCCCGAAGATCGACTGTCAGCACTTTGACCTCATTCACGTTGACGGCGATCACTCCTATGAGGGCTGTAAGAATGACCTCAAGATGTGCTGGCCGATGACGTTACGCTACCTCGTGGTTCACGACGTGTTCTTCCAGGAAGTACGTGACGCGGCGTTTCAGTTTCTCGAGTGGCACCACGCGGAGTTCGGTGAGGTATCATTCTCTGCATCAGACCACGGGACTCTGGTGATCGAGAGGGAGCGATGAAAAAGCTCCTCTGGGTCGGCGATGCCTGCGTGAGCTCGGGGTTCGCCCGAGCGACGCATAACATCCTCGACACGTTGCGCTACGTCTTCGACGTCCAGGTGCTCGGACTGTGTTACAGCGGTGACCCGCACGACTATCCGTACAAGGTCTATCCCGCGTACAGTGGTGGAGATGCGTTCGGCGTCGGGCGTGTCAAGGACATCGCGGAGTCATTCAAGCCGGACGTTATCGTCATCCAGCAGGACCCGTGGAACTTTCCACCATACCTCGAGCAGCTCAAGGGGATCGACGCGCCTATCGTCGGACATGTGGCCGTTGACGGTAAGAACTGCGCCGGAGAGAAGTTGCAGGGGCTGGCGGCCTGCGTCTTCTGGACGATGTTCGGGGAGGCGGAAGCGAAGGTTGGAGGCTATGTCGGGCCGACAGAAGTCATCCCGCTGGGCGTCGATCGTAACATCTACAAGCCTCTGGACAAGATAGAGCTGAAGGCGAATATCATAGGCCCCGTCCTGGCCGTGCAGCATCTCCCTGCCGACTCATTCGTCGTGGGCGTGGTCGGGCGTAATCAGGAACGCAAGCGCCTCGACCTGACGATCCGGTACTTCGCCGAGTGGGTGCGGTCGCACAAGGTTGAAGATGCCTGCCTGTGGTGCCACGTTGCGCCGACCGGCGATCAGGCGTATGACATGCACCAGCTCGTGAAGTATTACGGGATGGGCGGTCGCGTGTTCGCGCCTTCTATCAATCCGGTCTACGGGCTGCCTGAAGCGTCGATGGCAAAGGTGATCAACCTGTTCGACGTGTTCTTCTCGACCACGCAGGGTGAGGGATTCGGTCTGCCGGCACTCGAGGCGATGGCGTGCGGCGTGCCGCCACTCCTGCCAGACTGGTCGGCGTATGGCGACTGGGCGCGTCGAGGCGCGACGCTCGTGCCCTGCTCCTCGACCGCCGTGACGCCGCACATCGGCGGCGCGGTACTCGGCGGCATCATGGACGAGGAGAAGGCCATCGAGAAGCTGCACTGCCTCTATGCCGAGAACGGTCTGCGTGCGCGGCTGTCACGCCAGGCGCTGGACCTTGCCTCGCAGCCCGAGTTCCAGTGGCCGGTCATCGGGGATGCCTGGCTGAAAGTGCTCTCAGATGTGCTCCAGAACTGGCCAGGATTGGCTGTGGAAGCTGAAAAGGACGCGGCCGTGGCTAACCCCTTCCAGAGCCAGGCTGTGGCAGAGGTGGCATCATGAAAGGTGCCAGCGAGATGATCGCGAAGGTGAGACTTGTCGCGAAGGCGCAGCCCAACCGCGTAGGCGCGGCACTCTACCTTGAAGGGCAGATCGAGATGACCGAGTCGAAGCGGCGCTGCCCCGTGTCGCCGACCGCCGCGCAGTTCAAGGCGATGGGCCGGACGATGCCGAAGGGCCTGGTGCCTGGCACGCTGCGGGCGAGCGGACAGGTGGCCGAGCCGGAATATCAGGGCAACAACATCTCCGTCACGCTATCTTACGGCGGCGCGGCGATCGACTATGCTATCGTGCAGCACGAGCGTCTCGACTATCACCACACGACGGGCCAGGCAAAATACCTCGAGAGTGTGATCAACGAGTCGCGGCCGTTCATGGCCGCGCGCCTTGCTGCGCGGCTGCAGTTAAAGGAAGGCTGATGTTCATCTGGATTCTTTGCAGCCGTTGTCGCTGCTGGTTCTCGCGGATTGACCCGGCGATCGAAGTTAAGAATGCCGCTTACTGCCTGGAGTGTCAGTGATGCCCTTCCTCGATGAGATCGCCGCGAAGCTCGTGACGGCCAGCGTCGGCACGGTCGGCTCGAACATCTTTCTCGGCTCGAAGGCGATCATCCCGGTAGGCAACGGACCGTATCTCTCGCTGGTCGAGACGGGCGGTAGCGCGCCGACGCGGATTCAGAATGTCGCGACGGCACACACGCAGCGCCCGACGGCACAGGTATCGGTACGCGCAAAGTCGTATCAAGCGGCCAGGACGATGCTCCAGGCGGCATACGAGGCGCTTGACGGGACGTTCAACACGACTCTGAGCGGGACGTTCTATCAGAGCATCACCGCGCGGCAGGAACCGACGGACGTCGGCCTCGATGACGCGGGCCGCGCGATGATCGTGTTTAACATAGAAGTTGAGAAGCAGCCATCATGAAGCAGGAGTGCGGGACATTAGGGCAGCCATCCTGAAGCATTCCCGCTTCTTGAGGCCTGTCTCTTATACAGGAGACGAGCGATGACGTTACCTCTCAGTGGACATGGTGCTAAGATCGAACGGGCACTAGCAGCGACACCGACAGTCTTTGCCGAGATTGCCGAGATCAAGGACATCACGCTGCCGGGTCTGGATCACAACGAGTTCGATGCGACCTCGCACAACCGGAACATTGATGCCTACGTCATGGGCGTCCTGCGCCGGGACCTGTTCACCATCAAGATGAACTTCCTGCCGAGCGACGGCTCGCAGGACCATCTGACGGGTCTGATCAAGGCGGCCATCACGAATCCCGTACCGACGGACGGGTTCAAGATCACGTTTCCCGACAACACGAACGTGTGGGTCGCCAGCGGTCAGGTGAAGGCCGTAAAGAACATCGTGCTGCCAGTCGACGGGCTGTCGACGGCGGACGTTGAAGTCAGGTTCAGCGGATTGATGCTCATCAACGGCGTGGTGATCGGCACGTAGTCTGCAACGCAGCGTCACTACCTCTCTGCCGGTCTTAGAGAGGTGGCGTAACTGGAGACCGGCATACTAAGGGCAGAAGCAGGAGCAATTATGCTAACGATCAAGCACATCCTCCCTAACGGCAACGAGCGCGTCTTTCCGGTAACGTCTGTCGAGAGGACGGAGGAGGGCTTGTCGTTCGGCTCTCAAGAGCTCATCACCTCTGGGAAAGTCTACCTCATGAACGACGCGGGCAAGACGGTGGCACTCTATGATTTCGAGAAGAAGGAGCAGAACAATGGATGAAACAAAGAAGGTTTACGAGACGCTCGAAGAGATGTTTGCAAGCGGTGCAAGTGACGTCGAGTACGCCTATGTTGATGGCTTCAAGCCAGGCGAAAGCGTTCGCATCGGTTCTGTGACGGCCGGCGATATGATCGAGTGGAGTGAGGCGAGCGAGGGCGAGGCGAAGCGCACGGCTGGTCTACGGCTCATCTGCAAGAGCATCGTGAACTCGAAGGGTGAGCGCATGGCTGATAACAAGAAGAACATCGAGAAGTTCCGTGGCATGCGTCACAAGGAGACCGAGCGCATCGTGAAGGAGATCCTGAAGCTGAACGGGATGACCGTCAAGGCGGAAGCCGAAGCAAAAAAAGACTGAAGCGGAGTCCGCATCGACGATTCGCGTATCAATTGGCTGTGAAGCTGGGGCGAGTCAACGTCGAGGTGATGCTCCGCAGCTTCACAGCCAAGCAGCTCATGTGGTGGGAGGTCTACGCCAGGATGGAACCGTTCAACGAGCTGAGGGCCGATCATCGAGCGGCGATGATCGCGGCGATGGTCTTCAACATGGCGGTCGATCCGAAGTATCGGAAGTCGGCGAACGACAGGATGTTTCAACTCCTTTATGATGAAGAGCCGGAACCGGAGCAGAAGGTCGACCTGTTGAAGACGATCGAGGTGCTCTCGGTGATCGAGAACGCGAACCCGCAGAAGCCCGAGCTGGTGAACGATGGATCGGGACGCAAGGATCTCGCGGAACAGTTGGCGCGGGCCCGTGCCGCGATGGGGACGTAGATGGACATTGGATCGCTCACGGGCAAGATTGAGATTGAGGACCTCGCTACGTCTACCCTTGAGAAGTTCGCCGACCGCGTAAAGGATTTCGCGGAACACTTCGAGGGCATGGCCAGGGTCGTGGTCGAGGGGTCTGCAGTGGCAGTGGCCGCGATCGCCTCGATAACAGGAGCGGTCATCACACTCGGCGAAAAGGGCTCGACGATCATCGGTGTGACGGATGCGTTCGATAGGCTTGCGATCAAGGCCGGCACGACCGGAGAGGCGCTACGTTCAGGACTGTCAGAAGGCGTTAAGGGCACGGTCGATGACCTGAAGTTGATGGAGACGACCTCGCGTCTCCTGACGACCGGCATGAAGCTGACCGAAGACCAGACGCGCCTCATGGGCCAGGCAGCTCGCGAGATGGGCAAGGCGACGGGCACGGACGCGGCCTCTGGACTGCAGACGCTCAGCACGGCGCTGACCACCGGGAGAACCCGTACGCTGGCGATGACGGGCATCGTGGTAGACCTGAAGAAGGCGGAGACAGAATTTGCAGCATCCCTCGGCACGACGGCCGATCAGCTCAACAAGGAAGGTAAGCTGGAGGCCGACCGCATCGGCATCCTTCAGGCGACGCAGACATACGTCGACAGGCTCGGCGTCTCGCAGCTGACCTTTAAGGAACGCGTTCAGCAGGCACAGGTTGCGGTCGAGGAGTGGGGCGACAAGCTGGCCGTCTCGGTCGCGTCGTCGCCACACGTGATGGCGGCGCTGGATGCCATCGGCAAGGCGATTACAGATAACTTCGGCGGTACGGGACAGTCAGCACTTGAGGTGATTACTGGGTGGGTGAACAAGTTTGCTGATGCCGTTGCCGAGAATGGACCGCGTATCATTCAGACGCTCGGAGAGATCGCCAGCAAGATTCAAGACGTATACCGCGCAGTAAATGAACACCTTGATGATATTGAAACGGCGATCAAAGTTATCGCGGCATATGCAGCGGCCTGGGCCGTGCTGGAAGTCGGCGGAGTTCTTGTTACTGGCGTGATTGCTGGGATCGATGCTATGACGGCAGCTGCGGTCAGTGCGGGAGCTGCCGGAGGCGGTAGTGGCCTCATCTCTACGATCCTGTTTGGAAGTGCCGGCGCCGCTGGAGCAGCGGCTGCTGCAGCTCCGGTCGCACTCTTCGTGTCGATCACGGCCGGCTTGCTTCTGATCGAAAATTCTCTCAAGAGCCTCTACGCCGAATGGACCAGGGGAAGGTCCATGTGGGATATCCTTTTCAAAGCCGAGCCTGGAACCGCTCTGGGAAACCTGTTCGGAAGGACAGCACCGCTTCCCTCAACGTCGATCGGAATAGCAGGTGCAACTCCACAAGGTGGAAGTGGAGTATTGTCGATCGCTCCTCCAATAGCTGCGCCAAGCTACATCAAGCCGCCCGATACGAAGGCCGTCGAAGCAGCGACGCAGGCGAGCATCGCCAAGACCTCGGAGCTGTGGGACCAGTACTTCTCGCTCATCGAGTCGAGGAATGGCAAGACGTTCGAGTCGATGGCCGCCGACGTGGAGAGATGGTACACCGAGCAGCGTGCGACGCTCGACAAGTCCATTAAGACGAACAAGGACTACCAGAACCAGCTCGAAGCGCTTAATGCGGTAGCAGATGAGAAGCGACGCGCGGTCTCACCGAAGACGTACATGGAAGCTGCGACACGTGCAACGCAACTGCTCGACGCGCAGATCCACGAGCATCTCATTCCGACGTTCGTCACGCTGGAGAAGAACATCAACGGGATGTTCAACGGGTTGAACGAGAAGGTTCCGCTTGTCAGCCACGCCCTGCAAGGCGTCTCACAGGTGACGGGACTCGTCGGCACGGAGTTCACGAGCGTCCAGAAGGTCATCGCGGATACGATGGACAAAAACACGAAGGCGTTCTTTCCGTTGTCTGAGGTCGAGAAGGCGCAGGTGCAGCAGTTGCACGAGCTTGGGTTCGCGGCGGAAGAGATCGCTCCGATGTTCGGCCGAAGCCTTAGCGTGATCACTCCCATCGTGCAGCACTTCGGAGAGGACCTGAAGAAGGCATTCTCGAACACCATCAAGGGATTCCCGGACCTGCTGGTGCAAGCGTTCACGGGCGGTGGCGGATTGTCCGGCGCGTTGTCCGCGATCGGCGCGCAGCTTGGCAACGATCTTGGCGCGGGCATCGTTAAGAATTTCGGCAAGTCCATCACGAACGTGCTAGGTGACACGCTGGGCGGCGCCATCAATACCTTCTTGCCAGGCATCGGATCTCTGATCGGTACTGGCATCTCTGCACTGTTGAGCATCGGGAAGCCGAGTAAAGAGGAGCTTGACGCTCGATCGAAGCAACTCGATCTCGTGAAGCAGCTGGCGGCTGGCGCCACGGCGGCAGAAAAGGCCGAGATCGCCCTCAACCAGGCAACGTTCAAGACGGGACCGATCTACTCCACGCTGGCCGTCGTCGGACGTGACGCGATGCTCGCGATCGGCAAGAGCGCGGCGGAGGCTGGAGAGGTCGTCAAGGGACTCCTGAACACGCACGATCCGGCCGTGTTCGCGGCGGCGATGCAGCAGGTGCAAGACGCGCTGACGCTGCAGAAGACGGCGACGAACGCGCTCAACGACGCGCTGTCCCGTTACAAGTTCACGACAGAACAGCTCGGCCCTGCCCTTCGTGCTCAGAAGCTCGACGAGCAGTCGCAGCAGCTCTACAAGGATTGGCAGGTGCTCACGCAGGCAGGCATCGACGTGTCCGCCGTGACGCAGCAGATGAGTACGGACATTGAGGACTACATCACGACGGCGATAAAGACTGGGACCGAAGTGCCAGAAGCGATGAAGCCGATGCTCCAGTCGATGATCGATCAGGGGCTGTTGACCGACCTTGCGGGTAACAAGATCACGGACCTCGCGTCTTCCGGCATCTCGTTCGCGACGACCATGACGCAAGGCTTCAAGGATATCGTGACGAGCGTGAAGGAGCTGACGGACGTCTTGCGACGAGGATTGGGTCTGGCGATCGACGAGACGGTCACGAAGATCGGTACCATCCCACGCAGCATCAATGTCGACGTGAACCTGAACGGGCCCTCGCTACCGGAGGCACCGATTCAGTTCGATAATAGCTACGGTTCGACCGGCGGTACGATCTACGCCGCGATGGGCCGCGTCCTTCCGTTCCAACCGCGTGGCACCGACGTCGTCCCGGCCATGCTCACGCCAGGCGAGACCGTCAGGACGACGAGTCAGGAGGCGCAGGTCCAGCACGACCTACAGAGGGGGACCGGCACGGTCATCGACATGCGCGGCTCGATGGTCCTCGACGGTCCGTCGCTCCAGCGCTTTATCGACACGCACGTGTGGAAGAAGATGGGCGACGCGGTGAACGTAAGGGACGTGGGCGGAGCGACGAACGTCATCAAGAAGGCGGCATCATAATGGGCAGCTTCTACTACGCAACAGCAGCAGACCGTTTGGCGGTGACGTGGGCGCTTGACACGGGCACTGCGCGCACGGGCTACGAGGTCGCCAACCTCAACGCGCTGCCTGGCCTCAACGACCCGAGCTTGCCGCTCTGGATCCTGGAGAACTCGATTCGCATCACGGCCGACCTCGGATCTGACAAGGTTCTCGTCGGTGCGTTTATCTTCGCGCACACGTTCGACGCGGCGCTCAACGTGCGCTTCCAAGCCAACGCGTCGAACAGCTGGGGCGCACCGACGCTCAGTCAGCCGCTGACGATCAACAGTCCATATAACAAGTTCACCTGCCACGCAGGCGTCGACCTGCGCACGGCGCTGCCGAACGCCATCGACCGGACCTTCCGCTACATCTCCATCGCCAACCTCTCGGCGAACAGCAAGACGGTGGCGATCGGCGAGGTGTGGATCGTCACGGCCTACGCGCCGCTCGGCATCACGCGGGAATTCAGCCTGCCGAAGGATGAGATCACGGTCAGTCAGGATAGCAGGCGCGGTGTGCAGACGGTCTACGGACTCGGCAGCCGCCGTCGCGACATCGCGGCGAAGATCCGCCTGCCCATCGCTGACGCCAGCCCGGTACTCGACTGGCAGGATACGCAGCAGGGCAACCTGAACCTGACGGTCGTGCAGCTCGACGCGACGAGCAGCGAGCGCAGGCTGTCCGAGCCGAGATTGTGTCGCTTCACGGGGATGCAGGATCCGACGGCGGTGAACGAGATGTCGCAGTACGAGGTGTCCGTGAACCTGCAGGAAGTTGGGCAGGGGGAGCCGGTGAACGCATGATTCCCATCACCGGTGACTCAGTGGCGTACATGGCATTCTGGCTTCGCACCATTATGCTGATATTCGGTATCTTGATAGGCATGCTTGCGGTATTTTTCTTGATGCTGCGCTTCTGGATCGTTCCGGCGATCGTGAACCCTATTGTTGCAGCACTTGGAAGATAAATGGCTGTTCGCGCTATTGCGCCAACGAATCTTCAACGAAATGGATCGTTCCTTAATCTTCAGTGGTCGTGGACCATTATGAAGTGGGTAAGGCCTGATACATCCACGCCTGGAGGTGGAGATTATCGGCTGTATTTCTTTCAGGGTCTTCCAGCCTATGTGCAGTTGGCCTCGGATAACGGGATGGACAACGTCATCCTGTCAGCATGGGATGGAGCTACCTATCACGATACTTCGGTCGCATTGCCTTTGAACGCGTGGACCCATCTGGCGATTACGCATAATGCTTGCACGCACGTCCTTTCGCTGTATGTGAACTCTGTTTTGGCTGGCAGTTTTGTCTTCGACATCACGACGGCGAGCTTTACTACAACGACGCAATATGGACTCGGCGGTAACCCGGCATCGCTGAATGACTACAATGAAGCGATAGCTTACGACCGGATCTTCCAGCGTTGTTTCCCCGCGACGCTGATCGCTGATGAGATGAACAGCGCAACGCCTGTTCATCTCACGGGTCTGCTTGCTGATAATCCACTGAATGATATCACGGATCTGACCGACGCTAGCGGGCACGGGCATACATATACAGCTCCGAGTCCGATCTTTACGAGTGCTAGTCCAACCTTGCCGGGCGTTACGGCACCGAGTACGGATAATCCAGATCCTTGCATCATGGATGGTAGCGTTTCATCATGCTCTGGTGGTGGAGAAGTTAATGTTGTCGCCGATCCGCCTGACGGCCAGCCGTTCACTGGGCGCGACCTGAAGCCGGAATCGTGGATTGAGATTACATTTGATGTGTAACTGGAAGGCTAGGTGATGGCAAGACGCCTCCTCTTTTTTGACGGCTTCGCACTTGGTCCAGGAGTCGGTGGCGCTCCGAAGATCAGCACGAAGTACGGAGCCGGTGCTATCTTTTCTATCGTGCAAGGGCGCACGGCCTCGACCTATGCCGCAGCGATCGTCACGCTGTCTGGCATCGGGACGCGCGACCTCGGGGTCACGCCCGGCAAGGTCTGCTTCCTGCAGCTCGCGGGGATGTATCCGCGAGGCGAGGAAGGACACTTCCAAGGGCAGATGTGTTCGGTTGACGAGACGCTCGGCATCCAGCATGTCTATGTCAGGGGAGTGGATACGTCTGGTCACCTTGCCGCCTACAATGGCAACGGCACGCTGCTGGCCACGTCGACCGCCGTCATGATTCCGGACCGCTGGTACGTCATTCAGCTGAAGGCGTTCATCCATGACACGCTGGGCACGCTAGAACTCAAGCTCGATGGCACGACGTTCATCTCGCTGACCAACGTCGACACCCGCAACGGTCTGACGGGCAACTGGGATCGTGTGTCGATTCAGCCGTTGCTCTTCGGCAGCACGAGCTGGTTCGTTGCAGACCTGAACGTCTGGGAAGGAGACGCCGGCGATCCGTATCCGAGTCGCACGCTCCGCGTACTCACCAGTCACCCGAAGAGCGGCAACGGGACGCACGTCGACTTCGTTCCGAACACCGGTACAGACCACGGAGCGTTGGTCAAAGAGGTGACGGCCGACGATGATACGACGTACGTCGACAGCCAGACGTCCGGCGCCCGAGACTCATACTTCTACGATCCGTTTGACATCGGGATCTCGTCCGTCGTCGCCGTGCAGTTGAACCCGTACCTCAAGCAGACGGACGCCGGCGCGCGCAGCGCGAAGTCGTTCTTTCGTCTTGGCGGCGCGGACTACGATCATCCGGATACGATCAATCCGATTCCAACAGGATATGAGTATCGACCGCAACTCTGGGAGCTGAATCCGGCGACCGGCCTTGCGTGGACGGAAGCCGAGGTCAACGCGTTGACCGCCGAACTTGGGCTGAAGGTGGAGACATAGGCATGAAAAGAGTCCTGCTCGTTTTGTTGACGCTGCTCGCGTTGTGTGGACGCGTTGAGGCGGCGGTCTTCGTCGCGGCCGGGAATATCAACCTGTCCGGCAACTGGCTGACGACCGACGCAACAGGGAATAATTACGTCGTCCCAACGACGACGCCAGCTCTATCAACAGGCAACACCGACTCGTCGACATTCGTCCTCGGAGCTAGTCAAGTCGAGGGCATGGCGGTCTGGCTCGCCTCAAGGGCTAACGGTTCTCCGTCGAATACCATCACGGTTATCCTTCGGAACAGCACGACGTCTACGAATACCTGCTCAGTCACTGCCAACGTCAGCGATCTGCCGACTGCTAACACGACCGAAGGCAACGGCGGCTGGTTTCATCTGAAGTGCGCGTCTGCGTTCACACCGAACGGAACCGACTCATATCTGATACGCGCGACGCTGTCATCGACCTCAACTGCCGTGTCGCTATACGCGAGCAGCGGGAACAACTTCGAGCGGCTGGTTGTGCGAACCGCGACTGGAACGCCCAGTACCGGCGACGACATGTTCGTTCAGGGCGTCTTCGACGGCGCATCTAATCCAGCCACGACGGCGACGGTCACGCTGACGAACGACAACACCGCGACGACGGACTTCGGGTCGGCGAGTACTAATCAAGCCGTGGCTGCTCTGGTCATCAGTAACCGTGGGACGTTCGCCTACGGGACGGCTACGTCAACGAATTACTATCTGAAGCTGAGCGGCTGGATTCGCATCGCGAACGGCGGCGTGTTCTCAATGGGAGCGAGCGGGGCAGAGATTCCGCGTAGCTCAACGGCGGTACTGGAGTTCGACTGCTCAGCCGACGGAGACTTCGGCGTGCTCGTCAACGACGGCGGCACATTCTATTCGTTCGGCCTGTCGCGAACGAGTGGGAAGAACGTCATCTGGACGCTGCTCACGGCGAACCTCGCAGCCTCTGGCACGTCAGCCACGGTCGCCGATGACACCGGCTGGTTGAACGGAGACGTCCTCGCGATTGCCCCAACAGCCAGAACCTTCTCTCAAGGCGAGACGGTCACGCTAAACGCCGACGCGACATCGAGCGGGCTGGCGTGGACGACCGGCACGACGAACGCGCATCTCGGACAGGCGACCGATAAGGCGCAGGCCGAGGTCATCCTCCTCACGCGGAATGTGATGATCCGGTCGGCCTCGACGACAGGCATGTCGAGGATCACTGAGGACAACGGCGCGACTATCGACATCGAGTGGACCGACATCCGGTACCTCGGCTACGGCGGGCTGTCAGCGCTCGGAGCAGTCAACAGCAACCTGACAACCTCAGGCTCTATAGCGCTGGCCTACGACACCATCCGAGACGCTGACGGGACGGCGCTGTCGTTCGGCGATCTAGCGACGACCGGAGTTTATAGCGTCCAGCATGTGACGATGTGGAACATCGACACGCAGAACGTCAGCAACGCTTCGATCTTCTCTCCGCAGGTTGGTACTGGGCCGGGACCGGGAACCCTCAGCGACATCGTCGTCATCGTCAACCATGCCTGCGGTGGGTCGACTGGTTGCTTCGGCACCATCAATACGCCGTGGCTGTCGGCCACGATCACTAACATCCGTATCAGCGGCGGCAGCGTCGCCTTCGGCTTCACTTGCAACAACGCGAGCGTCAACTGTTCCGGCGCGACCATCGACGGACTCGTCGCCCACAGTAATAGCGGCAGCGGCCTCAACTTGTTCTCCGGGCAGAACAATGTGACCTACCGCAACGTGACGATGTGGCGGAACGGCGGCGCTGGGTTCGATACGCAAAGCACGCAGGCGTCGAACTTCTCCATTGAGCACGGCCTGTTCTTCGGCAATACGACGAGCAACATCAACATCGGCAACGGCTCGAACCTCATCGGGTTTCACGCGGTCGACCTGAAGATGTACGGCGACACGTCGTTCGCCACGACGAACGGTCTCAACATTCCCGGCGGCGGCGTCGGCATCACGCTCGTCGGACGGATCGATGGGTGCGACTTTGGCACATCGAACGGCTCGCTCTACACGACACACACGAACGACATCGTCCTGAACGGGTTCGACCAGATCCAGCTCACGCTGAGTAATTGCAAGCTGGCATCGACGACCGAGGTCAGCGGGACAATGAACCCCGGCGCGACTGGGTTCATCGCCTACCAGAACCACGACCTGACGGCTGGCGATAACTTCGTCCAGTACCCGCACGGTCGCGTCTCCCAGAACGTCGCCACTGTTCATAGCCCGGCGACGACGTCCGAGAAAATGACGCCGACGGCGGCGTTCTCGTACCTCAAGCTGGTCTCTGGCACGAAGCTGACGGCCGTCAACAACACGCACGGCGCGACACCGTGCGTCTGGATGCAGAAAGACGGCAGCTACAACGGGAACGCGCCGAGGCTGATGCAGGCGGCGAACCCGGCTGTCGGCGTCAACTCAGACACGGTCCTCGCGACCTCTGTCCTCTCATCGTCTGGTAGCTGGTTTCAGGTCTGCGGCGCGTCGGCGGCGTTCACAGACAACGGCGTCGGGACGTGGTTCGTCGATGTCGACGGGACCGCCGGGAACGTGTACATCGGCGACTGGTCAGTGACGATCAACTGATGGCTGATGATTGGATCGATGGCAAACCAGACCCCGGCCTTGGGCCGAACAGCGGCGACAATTGGATTGATGGGAAGCCGGATCCAATTCTGGAACCGACGGGCGGGGATCTGTCTGCTAGCCTCCAGGAGACCCTCCGGGTCACGGAGTTCGCGTCAGGCCCGCTGCTCGCCGCGCTCCTCACGGAGCACCTTCGCGTCTCGGACACAGCGCTCGTCGTTCAGCCGGTCGAGCTGTTCGCGTTCATCGCGTCGGAACACGTTACGGTTTCCGACGCGCTGGTTGTGCAGCCGATCTTTCTCTCTGTATCTCTTACGGAGACAATTCGGATTCGTGATACTCCGACCACGCACATCTTTCAAGGAAAGATCCACCTCTCGCAGGAGCCCATCGAGGTCCTGGATGACGATGGTGAGACGCCGTTCATTCACCTGTCTCAAGAGCCACTCGAATCGCTGGTCGATGACGGCATTGAGCCTGTCGTTCACCTCTCGCAGATACCGATCGAGGTGCTTGTGGAAGTTGTTACGCAATGCATCTCCGGCGGGCAAGTGCCCGTCCTTGACGATCCACCAGACGGGCAGCCGTTCGTCGGACGTAACCTCAATCCGCGCTTGTGGTTGGAGATAGACTTTGACGATTAGATCCTTTTCGATCGACACGCTGAACCATCCGCCGACCTACGAAGGCGGACGGAAGATCGGTAAGGTGCAGTCGATGGGTACCATCAACCGCGAGCTGTCCGACCGCAGCAGCAGCTACAAGCCAGGCTCGGGACAGTGCACGGTGGATGACACGGACCGCCTGCTCAGTACACTTGAAGCTGACGCGGCGTCGAAGAATTGGTTCAACCGTGAGATGCGCATCTGCCTCGCGTCGAACGAGTCTATCATCGCCAATCAGACGCCATGGACGCGGTTCCGCGGCATCCTGACGGCGAATCAGCAGACCGGGCTGCAGCGGACGCTTACGTACCTCTCGGCGCTCGGCTCGGAGTTTTCTCCCCTCGATCTTGATCGTACGCTTCCGAGCAGACAGGTGAAGGATGACTTCGCCGCGACTGCTCCGTCCGAGTCGCTTGACAAGTTCGTCCCGATCTGCATGGGCATCTTTCCGGATCGAACGTTCGGCGTAACACCACCACCAACAGTTCCAGTAGCGAATGTGCAGTGGGCTCTTGACGCCCGTGCAGCCGCGCCTACTGGATTTACGGCTATCTACTCTAATGCTGGCGTTGTGTATTATCCTGACCATCCATCCTGGGGCTTTTATGATGGCGTCACTATCTGGTATGCACTCGCGGCAGTTATTGATAACGGTACGAGTGAGGGCATCGAATCGGAACCTGCCCTTATCAGTGTCGCCGTAGGGTCGCAAGGACAGGTCGATCTGACATGGGACGCGTACAGCGGCCCGCCAATCTTGGGGTGGCGGATGTGGGCTGCGCTTGGCAGTAGTTTTGCGCAGCACTCTGTACTCTGCGAAACAACCGGTTCACGACCAGCCGTCACCCTTCCATCTGGTACGCTTGCATATACCGATTACTCCGGAGGAACCCGAAACGATCCCGATACCGATCCGCCCAATTGGCGGCTTGCACTCCGAATCAATCAGTACTATCTCGTGTACGCTCAGCTTACATCGATCGCTGACGGGTCCATAACGTTCAGCCCACGAGCGCAAAGCGGAGAAACCTTCATCGCACCCGCGTTCCTGTCAACGGTAGGTCCAATAGGACGTCTATATAACGCGACGGTCACGTGGGACCCGTATACAGCACCCTCCGGTTGGACGCTGACGGGTTATCGCATCATTCGTCACCGCTCATTCTATAGCTCTTGGGCCCCACTTTTTGACGTACAGTTCGACGTCGGACCAGGGGTAACATCGGTTGATGACGTTGGGCATGGCGCGGCCTACTGGGATAGTTACTCGGACAATCCGTCCGTCGTGATTCCTGGACTGGCTTCGGCTGGCGCGAACGACGGAGTGATCGTCGGTATTCCGGTCGGAAAGGCGACGGTTAACGGCATCGTCGTCAATCAGCTGATGCTTTGCGGGCATGCAATTCGAGAGGTGGATGACGGCTATACGAGTCGCGACATTTCTGGAACGGGGCAGCCAACAACAACGGTTCCGGTCTTCGACTTTATTCCGGATAGCGATTGGGGTGTTAAGTGGTGGGCACCGGGAAAGCTGGGTTGGTCGAGCATGTCCGCGACTAACTATGTGGTGGTGAACAGCAACTGGTACACGATCGTCTACACGACCGTCGACCCACTTCCGACGACGGTGCTCTTCCGCGCCTGCACGATGGAAGATGTCAGCGACGGTTCTGGCAGTACGATCGACGGCGCCACGCGTCAGCTGTTTCACCTCTGTCAGAACTTCATCTTGCCGCCATCCGGTCAAGCGTGGAAGAGCGGCGCATGGCTGGCACCGCGTACGTTCGTCGACGGGACGCCGGTCGTCAACTCCGCCGACGTCGCCGCGAACGAGGCCGTCGAGATTGCACGCATCGGACGCTACTATCGCGGGCAGATATATCTTGATCAGCCGACCTCGGTCCGCGACCTGCTTGGAAGAGCCTTTGAGTCGTTCGGCTATCGCTTCGGCGAGAATCACCACGGGCAGTTCTTCTGGACGTTGCTCGATGAGTTCACGGATCTTGATACCGTCACGCTCTTGACGGACGTACGCGAGATCGTCGCGGACACGGTTCTCGACCCGCGCCTCTCGGATATGGCGAATACCGAGGTGTACTCTTATGGGTACCGGCCTGCTGACAGCACAGGGTTCGTGAAGAACAATCAGCAGGTGCAAGACGATTATGCTATCGGTACAGATACGCCGCCAACCGGTAATCGCGGTCGTGCTAAGCGACATACGCGGAGCATGTTCTATGTCGACGATCCTGAGACGGTGACGAGCGTCATCGGCCAGGACCTGCTGTTCTACGCGTATCCGCCGCGCTACGTCACGGTCGTCTGTAGCCTGCAGGCTGTGCCGGTGAAGCTCGGGTCGATCGTGCAGGTGAACGACTATCAGGGCATCGGCGCAACTGGCTGGCTCAATCGCCCGCTTTGGGTACTCGGGATCCAGGATACGTACAACGACCTGCAGAGTGCGCCGACGATTCAGCTCTCGTGCGTAGACGTGTATCCCATCCTCGTGTCACCTCCGAAGATCAGCGCGCAGATCATCGAGCACGTGACGATGTCCGACGTGCTGATCCCGAACACGCTGACGGCTGGGCCTTCGGAGCATGTCAGAGTTTCCGAGAGCACGTCGCGTACTCTGAATCCGCTCGGCGCGTTCCTCACAGAAACTATCAAGTCGTCGGAGGTGAAACTGTAATGGAGATCACGGCATACACGCTGGCGCAGCGATTCGTCGGACTCGCCGAGGTGGCCGGCGCTGTAGACAACGCGCAGATCGACGCCTTCCTGCACCTCGACCAGCCTGAGTCCGGGCTTAAGGACGAGACGCCCTGGTGCTCGGCGTTCGTCAACTGGATCTCGTGGCTCCTGCGCCTGCCTAGGTCGAAGAGCCTGGCGGCCCGTAGCAGCTTGAGTATCGGCATCCCCGTCAACCTCGACGACGCCGAGGCGGGATTCGACATCGTGATCCTGTGGCGGGATAGCCCGACGGCCGCGACCGGGCACGTCGGCTTCTACGCGGGGCGCGAGGGTGAGAACGTGCTCGTGCTAGGCGGAAACCAGAACAATCGGGTTAGCATCCAGAGCTTCTCGGCTGATCGGGTGCTCGGCGTGAGGCGTCTTGCGAGTCAGTAACTGGACATTGGCAACAGAACAGAAGGGACATATGATTATTGCATTCAGCTCAGCACCGTTCGGGCGACCCGGCAGCGATGACTTTCGACAGGTCGGCACGGTAATGCCGGCCGAAAGGGCAGGCTACGTCATCATAGCCTGGGCGCCGACAGGTGCTGACGGTCGCGTACCGGCGAATCCGTCGACCATTCTCGGCCTGTCGCCCGACGGCAACTACAGCACGTCGCCGGCCAACGAGGTCGGTAACGGTCAGCAGTTCAAGATCGATAACGGGAGCCTCGTCGTCAGGCCTAACATCAGCCTCAATGATGGATCCGTCTTGGGGCCGGGTCCGACCGTCGCCTATGTCATCGCCATGCGGGTGATAGGATGAGCGCCTCGCTGATCTTGCTGGGTGGTGGCACAGCTGCACGCCCACCTCGCCGAGGAGTGGTTCGAGCAGATGGCAAGGCGGTCCGTGACGATGCGGGCTTCTTCCATCCGCTCGGCATGACGTTCTTCTGGGCCCCGCAAGGATGGAAGTTTGATAACGCGAGGTTCCTGAAGAATCTCGACTGGGCCGCAGCACTTCCCGCGCCTCCGGACTACCTGCGCGTTCTTGGACAGGTCGACTGGCCAGGGTGGGAGATCGATCCCAACTGGCTCGACTACGACGAGGTGATGTATAACGTCTTCAACGCCATCCATGAACGCGGCATGCGCACCGAACTCACGATGTGCGGCTCTCCATATAACGACCCCTGGAGCCTCGCGCATCGACTTTCGATGATCATGCGCGACCACACAGACTGGTTCATGGACGTCGAGACGTGGAACGAGTGGACACAGAACGGTGGATCGATAGGCGCCATGAAGGATGCCGCAGAAATCTTCCTTAACGAGTCAGGCGTGCCGCTCGTCGCCCTGTCGTCGAATATCGTCAACCCAGACCGCGTGATCGCCGACGCATCCGCCGAGTGCGGCGCGACGCTCGGTACTGATCACACGGATCGCGATGACGGCGACTTCGGCTGGCGCATGGTGCGGCAGGGGAACGGGTCGAAGGACACGCGGCTCGTCTATTCGGCCAACGAGCCTCCCGGACCGAACTCGAGCATCAACGTGCTGGAGAACCCGTTGCAGCTGGCGATGCTCCGGCAGACCTCGGTACAGTCAGGCGGCGCGCTGTTCGTGCTGCACGTCGGCGACATGGTGATGGGCAAGGAGGATCCTGCGCACGGCCGGCATCCAAATCTCTGGGAGGTCGACAACCTTCCGGCGCTCTTCGCCGCGGTGCGTGGCGTCGATCGCTTCCTGCCGGATGGCATCGAGAACTGGACGCCGACGAATCAGCACGGCACGACCGAGCGCGTCGGGCCGCACCCGCTACTTGCCGATGGCATATGGTCGGACGGCGACGACCACGGCGTGAACAGGGCCTATGGCGCGGTCAGCGGCAATCAGTTCGTCGAGTCCTTGCTCGGTGTAAAAGGCTATGTCACGCTGACAGCAGATAGGCCGATGACGGCAAGCGCGTTCGACCCGGTGACTGGCGACGTAGTTTCCGCCGTCACGCTCGCGCCCGGACAGTCGTGGACGCTACAGGGCCGGGACGACACGATGGTCGGATACGTGGTGAAAGGACAGTGGTGATGTGGATCACCGTGCGCATGGAGATCGTCGAGATCGCGGGGAAGCCTCAGGTCGAGGATGACGTGAAACGTATCCTGCAGAAGCTGCCATATCGACACGAGCTTCCTGACGCGATCATCGAGTGGAACCCGGCATCTATTCACGTAGAAGTGGAGGACTAGCATGTTGACAACACAAGTCTCGACCGGACTGCGCGTTATCTTTATCGTCTTCGGCCTCGGCTGCGAGCTGATCGCCGGATTTAAGGTCGTCAATCCTGAGGGCAGGATCAACTTCACCGCGATGGGCCTGGCATTCTGGTTCGCCGCGACCCTACTCTGATGGGGAAGATCTCCGTCGCAGGCGTGAGCTTGGAGGATGTACCGGGCTGGGCAGTGAGCCTCGTCGCGGTGATCATCGTCAGCGTCGTGGCGTTCGGGCTGTGGTGGAAGACGGTGCGAGACCCATCGCGGCAGCTCGTCACGCTCCGCGAGGCGAACAACGCGCTACACGCGGAGGTGGAAGAGTACAACAAGCACATCGGCGAGGTGGCCGAGACGACATCCGTCCTGATGAACGACGTACGTGGCAAGCTGACCGCAGGCCGGTACAATGATGGCTGCATCCTCTTGACACGCACGATTCCAGGCGGGCTGAAGTCGAAGCTCATCGCGGATCTTGCCCTTGACCTGCATGGTGCAGAACCGAAGGCGTTCAACTGGCCTGCGATGCCGGTCGTCGAAGCTCAAGGGCGCTGCCTGAATCCTCATCCAGGCGTCTTTACCTGGTCATATGGTCAGAAGAATGGCTGCTGGGTCGAAGTCTGGCGGCGGTTTCAGGACGGCTGCACGCACGTTCAGATGCTCGACGCATGCGACGGAAGCTGGAATCCGAACATCAGGTGGACATACTGCGTCCACTAAAGGAGAAGCAGATGGCGAATCGTCGTGACTTGACAGAACGTAATCTCGACGCGCAGAAGAAGCGGAATCTTGAGATGAAGGATGCGCTCATCAACCGAGCGGGCTCGCTCGATCATCGCATGTCGAACCTCAGCGACCTGGTAGACAACCTGATCAGGCGCGTCACGGCACTCGAAATAAAGGTCGGGAGGGGCTAGTGGAAGAAAAGGCCATCGAAAACTTGCCGGTCACGGTGATCGGCGTCAGGACAGATAACACCGGCTCGCCGATCACGAACGGGCAGGTGATTCAGACACCCGACCACCAACCGAACCTTGTGTTCCAGGTCATCGGACCGCTGACGGCAATCCTCGTGCGAACGCTGAACGCGTTCGTGACGACGTACATCGGCATCGCGACGGCGGCAGGACTTGGAGGGGCCTCGCTGGTCCCTTACACGGACCTGAAGGACCTGCTTATCAAGTCGGCTGTACTCTCGCTATCCGGCGCCGCGCTGGTGTTTCTCAAGAGCGTGGCGACGATCCTCGGCGATCTTGAAAAGAATCACCCACTATTGACAGGGAGTGTGTAACGTGAAACGAATTCTTCTATGCGTTATCATCGTTCAACTCGGCTGCATGCACACGTCGCTCAAGCAGCAGGCGGTGATCGGCGTCCAGGCCTCGGAGACGGCGCTGGAAGCTGCTCACGACATCGAGCGCAGCCTGTGCTTCGTCAACCCGACGACCGAGCAGGGCGGACACTGCACGAACGCCATCGCTGCCACGGTCGGACTGACCGACGCCAAGCATCAGCAGCTGGCGACGCTCTTCGCCAAGGCGTTCGCGACGGAGATCAAGGCGTCCATCGCGCTGCAGGCGTGGAACTCAGGCGACCCGGCACCGACGAACCTCGTTGAGTACAAGGCAGATGTGGACGCGGTACTCAACCTCGCGCGTCAGCTGGTCACCGGTCAGGCGCAGTCGTTCATCGACAAGGCGCAGGCGGCTGTCGACGAGGCCGCGAAGATCATCACCATCTTTGGAGGCAAGTAAATGTCAATCGCATTCATCATGCTCCTGCCACAGCTGATCGCAGCCGGCATCGCGACGGAGCAGCAGATCGTCGGACTCGTCAAGTCGTTCAATCCTGGGATGACAGACGCGGAGATGAACGCCGTACTCGAGATCGTCAAGGCCGGGGCCGCGAAGCACCTTGCGCAGGCGCAGGCGGACGCTGGGAAGTAGGAATCCCATCTAGAACCGTCCAGGATTGATTAGGAGCCATTTTCTTTCAGTCAGGCTAGTTACCCCTTACCTGACCGGTGAAAGACGGTCCTGAGCCATCCTGGACGGGAAAAGTTCGCCGCCCGACGACGGAATGCCCCGTCGCTCCGATAATTAGACACCCCACGTTGGGACGGGAGGGTGCGGGCGGCGAATCTCGTTACATCTCTGCTCGCGCTTCAATCTTCTCCGCATCGAACGCGTCGGGGTCGACGAACTGATCGTCATCGACCACAACCTTCCGATCCTTCCACGCATCGAACATGTCGATGGCCAACTTCTCGATCGAGCTGTCCGGCGTCAGCCAGCCGGCATTCTCGATCTTGTAGATGGCATACACGCCCTGCGTCTTCTTGTCAGTGGCGCTCCCTGTCGTCAGCTTGTAGACGCCCTTGCAGATCAGCTTCTGTCCGCGCATCTCGATCAGCAGGTTGAGGTGCTTGGCCGCCTTGAGGCCTGACGACTTCAGCGACAGCGCGACGACGTTCTGCATCGGGTCCGTCGGATCGAAGTCGTTCAACAGCAGGCAGATGAAATCGTGGAACTCGGTCGCGACCGGCTTCTCGCCGTTCGGTCCGAACTTCGTCCGTGGATCGCCAGACCGCACGTTCCGGTCCTTGATGCCGCCACCCTGGCTGAGCGGGTTGAACTCGATCCAGCGCGGATCGTCGCGACGGAGGATGACGAAGAACACCGGCCCCTTGCCGAAGTTCTTCTTCGAGAGGCTGTGATAGAGGTCGGTGAACTGAAGCCCCTCGATATAGCGCTCGACGGTCGGGTCGATCTCGGGCGACATCTTCTGCGCGATGGCGAGACGCGGCATCAGCACGTCGTCGCGTCCGATGCCCTCGCTGCCGAGGGTGCCTTCGTCCTTGCCTGCCGGACGCTCCTGCGTGATCATGCCTTCGAGGCCCTTCGGAACTTCTAGCGTTGCTGCTGACTGCTTTGCGATCTTGTCGGTCATTATGCTTTTCCTTTTGTGTGTTGAATGTTACTCGCTCGCCGTGTTGATGTGCACCTCCATCCCCATGATCCGGCTCAGGTAGGCTTCCGTCTCCCGGATCTTGTCGGTCAGGTCGCCGATCGTGATCGATTTATACGGCACCTCGCAGCCCGTGATGGTCTGCTTCTTGACGAGAATGCCGTCCGGTATGTGGAAGTCGATGGCGACCTTGATGGTGCTCACTTGTGCTCCCTATAGGCAGTGAAACAAGCGGGGCACAGCCAACCAAATTCCGCCGTACATCTCCATCCATCCGCTCTCTTGAGCTTGATCATTTCAGAAACCGAACCGGCATGTTGATAGTGTTGTTCACAGTCATATGCGCGCCACGATGGAGATTCTGACATCCTAGCTCCAGCGCACCACAGCGTGTGCTCATGTGTGACGCGGCCGCGTTCCCACTTCTCCATACCTATGCCTTGTTGAGACGTACCATGACCTTCGCGAACACCTCGACCCCGTCAGGCGGCGCCTCGCCCGCCAGCGTCCTCTCCTTTGCGATCGCGTTCATGCTCGACGGCCACAGCTGCAACTGGTTTTCATAGCCGTTCGCCACGCACCACTGCCGGAACGCCTCCTTGTCCCTCACCTGTCCGAACGGCTCGCTGTAGGTGCTGACCGACGCGCCGCTATCGAGCCGCAGTGACGCCAGCTTTTCGGCTTCCATCTGCTCGATCATCAACTGCTCATAGGCGTCAAGGAGCAGCTGAGCCGACGACTTCCAGCTGGCGATAACGTCCATCGCGTGGCGTACCTCGGCGTAGGCGTTGGCGAAGGCCGCGGCGTGGAGCTTGCCGGCCACAGCGCGCTTCAGCAGGATGAAGGCGTCTTCGACCGCCGTGTCCGCGGCGCGCATGGAACTGCGGGCTTGCGCGCAGACGTTATAGTCGTCGTCCGGCGCCTCGCGGATCTCCGCCTTCACCCGGTCGACGAGGTCCCTGCGCTCGGGCTCGACGCTATTGAACTTCGGCAGCGAGCCGACGACGTGGGCGTACTTGGTGGGACGGGAGGCCATTTAGACTTCTCCTATTTGATCGCCGAAAGAATCCGTTGATTCATCAGCAAGGCGCCGGTCGTCGACAGTAACGATCGCCGCATTACCTGTCTTCTCATCAACCCGAAGTTTCATCTTAACTTCGTAGCAGGCGTACATGAACTTATCTAGTGCGGCTCCCGTCAATCCTGCTCGCTCACCCTGGTCTCGCATGGATTCTTTGCTACCGTGGAGCCAAACAGTGATTAATTGCATGACTTCTCCTTACCCGACATCGGACAGCTCCACCTTCACGCGAGTACCGACTCGCCACTGTGGTTCGTCATCTCCAGCCTTGAAGACGAGCGTCATGCGGTCGTCGTGCAGCGGGCGATCCGAGATGGCGATTGACGCCGACGACGCCGGTGCCCTGCCCCCGCCGCACTTCGCGGTAGCGTTCGATCGTGTCGGTCACGATGTCCGTGAGGCGCCAGGCGCCGAACGCCACGCTGCCGCCGGTCGGACGCGGGAGCACCGTCCCGCAGATCGTCGTGAGCGCCAAGGTGAAGGCGCCCGCCGTCGCCGCGCGCTCGACCTTCACATAGCGGTCGAGATACGTGTCGGCGAGCTGACGCAGCGTCATCTCCTCGCGCGCCTGGGGCTGGCCGAACTTGCCCGCCTTGATCGCGATCCGGATCTTCGCGGCTTCGTCCTCCGCGCCCCCCTCTCCGTTCTTCGAGTCCACATGGCGACCGAGATGCCGATCGAGGCTGAAGCGGTGATGCACGCCGGCCCATTTGAACGAAAAATGCCATCCGTGCGGGCACTTCGCCCACGCGCGGCGGGGGCAGCCGCAGACTTTCCGGAGCCCGTGGTTCGTGTGTCGTGCCTTCATCGCGTCGTGCCTTTCGGCGGTGCGGCCTGGTTCTCGATTTCGAACGCCCGCGGCGTCGCGCGTCCGCTCCGCTCGCCGCGGGTGGTCTTGGTGAGCAGCCCCAGCCGGCGGGCCGTCGCGACGGCGGAGCGGGCCGCCGCCGCGCTGAGGCGCAGGCGCCGCGCGACGGCGGCGGTCGGCCGCGAGTTCAGCGCCGCGCAGGCCTCCGCATAGACGATCGCGACGCGGGCGTAGCGGCGCAGGTCCCGCTTGCGCCCCCGTGCGCCGCGTGTCGGGGCGGGCGCCCGGAAGCGGGCGAAGGGGACGTGTTTCAGGAACGCCGACAGCTCGCGCTCGAAGGCCCGCAGGCGAATCTTGCGCAAGACCGTCCGGGCCTGGATGCCGCCGGCCGGCACGGCCGCGTGGCTGCCGAGCACGTCCGCCGACCACCGCCCGGTCTGGGGTGTCCGCGGCTCCGCGGACGGGAACACGCGGATTTCGGCGACGACGATTTGCGTGTCCTGCTGCTGCAGCCCGAGCCGATAGGCCGCGACCCAGTGCGCGTCGATCGCGTGCTCGAACCAGATGTCCGAGACGGACACGGCCCGCGGCGGCCGCTGCTCGTCGTGCGACGGTGCGGTGAGCGGCAGCCCCCCATAGAGCGCCTGCTCGGCGTCGTTGAGGAAGACGGTCCTATTTCGCCTCAATGATCGGCTCACGCGCCGCGAACGCCGCGCGGTGTGTTTGATATGTAGATTGATAGTGCTCGGCCAGCGGCTCGCGGCCGAAGCCCGAGACGACCTCGTGCCCGCAGGCTGGACACTTGTATTTGTCGGCGTCCCACAGCTTGTAGGGCGAGCCGTCTTCCATCTGCTCTTCGACCGTGACGCCGTTCTTCGCGACGCGCATGAAGGTGCCGCATGGGACGCAGACGAGGTTGCTGGTGGTGGGCATTAGACCACCTCCTTCGTCGCACGATCCTCTTCGCTTGTCGACCACGCTCCGCCGTGTTCCTCACGCTGAGAGTTGAAGAAGGCGATGCACGCGTCGACACCCTGCTCGGCGAGGGCACTGTAATCTTGACGATAGTCGCCGATGAGGATGCGAAAGCGATGCGCCTCGTCTTCGGTGACCAAGGCCGTTTCAGGCAATTCCTTGGTCAAGTCTTCATCGCCACCTAGCAGCTGCGCGAGGGAGCCTAGCACCTGATTCAGCTCGCCAAACCGTTTCCGGTAGGAGATGTAGAACGTACCGCAGTCGAGCAGTTCGTTTCCGTGTTCGGTAAGTGTGAAGGCCATCAATCATTCTCCGCGCTGATCGCGCACTGAACAGAGCAATATGGATGGTTGGTCTGGGCCTCGAACGGCAGTCCGCACCAGAGGCAACGCTCAACCTCGGGCAGTGCCTCGCGCGCCTCGTCGTCAAGCCTGCGGCGCTCGGCGATGGCGATGACCGATCTGGCGAACGCCTGGTCGCGGCGGTCCTGGCCGGTGCGGCCTCGGCGGAGGGGGTCGAAGGTCATCGCGCCACCTCGTTTCCATCCCTATCAATTCCAAGCAGGTCAAGTACTGACTGCGTCGCGTTCTGCCTGGCAGTCCACGCATCGAGGTTGACCTTGGACTTCAGAACGACGGCAGGCGCGGAGAATCCGCAGATCGTGCAGGAAATGCGCGTCGGAAATTTTGGGTGAATGTCGAAGGTATGCTTGTGAGCAGTCATCGCACACCTTCGATCGCCTTGGTAATTTCCGCAGAGCCCTCATCAGCGCGAAGATACGCAAGGTGGTAGAGGCGCAACGTTCCGTCGTCCTCGATGACCACGTATGATCCTTGTCGGATCGCGTCCTTGTCGGCTTTGTCAGGAGTGCGCTTGTCGAGCGCACGAACGTCTGCAAGAACTGCGAGACGCTTGATTGTGACTGGGTTTCCGAAGCGGCCGTAAATCATGATGTCTCCCTTCGTGGCGGCGCCCGGTTCGTCGGGTCGCGGCTGACATGGACAATATACTACGGATCAGACCGCCTGTACACAACTATTTTAAATAGTTGCTAAGTCTTTATAGATGAGCCACTTAGTGCCTCGTCGACCCGCGCGTTCCAGGCATCAGCGCCGCAATGGCAAACACCGGTAAACACTATCCTCTGATTCGCGCACATCTCCTCGTGCTCTCGCTTCGATTCCTGCAGTAAGGAGATCAGCGGCTCGGCATATGTCGCGATGATGGCCGCGATGTGCTCGACACGTGGCCTGTTACGTATGCGCGGTAGCTCGTTATAGATGTGCTGCGCGGCCTTGGACGCCCAGTCATGCAACATGATCCCACCTCGTCACGGTAATCCTTATCGGCCCGATGTAGAGTGACGTGATACGGCCCCTTGGAGCTTCTTGCAGCGTGCTCAGTATGCCGAACAAGAACGTGAACTCGTGAACGTTGACGCTGAATTGCCAGGTACCACTGACGCATGCATAGAGCTTCACTTCAATATCCTATCATCGGCCGCGTCACCACGCTCGAATCCCCCTTCTCATATGCCAGCCTCACCAGCCGCTCCGCCTCCGCCTCGCCTTGCGCGTCGATGACCTGCGAGATGCACGCTGGCAGCTCGATAAACCAGCCGCTTCCATAGCCAGAGTTGATGCCCGGCGGATTCCTTCCGAGGTCCCGTGCGACGCGATCCATCAGCTTGAACGCGGCATTGGACGGGCGGCTATAGCCGTTGCTGCCCATGAGGATGCGTCGCTTGCAGATGTCGCACGTCGAGACCAGCCACTGCTGACCTGAGTAGGGCGTGAACTGCCGCTCGTACTCCTGCGACTCCTTGAAAAGGTGCGGGCAGTCGATCTGCTTGCAGCGCAGGCAGAAGCGGATGCAGCGGCGGTCGCTGAACAGGTCGAAGGCCCACATGGTGCCAGCGGAAGGGTTATCAATCTGCTCAGATCGTGGTCGGCGGTCATTATGCCAGGCATCGTATTCTTGGTTCCGCCATTCCAGCGACGCGTTGACCCACTTGTGCTCGCGGTAGAGGAAGTTGTGCGCCTTGCGGTTGTTGATGCTATGCAGCTCGGCGGTGTTCTTCTCGTCGTAGAGGCCGTCGATGGAGGTGATGATGATCATTTTACTCTCCGCGTGCCACGAGATAGGATGCCCGCATACACCGCAGTGCCTGTCGGAGCTTAGGTTTCGAGGGGCTGACGCCTGCGTATGACCACAGACCGCGCCACCGCCACGCCAATTAGGATCGTCTGATATCATTTCGCCTCCCACCTGACGCATCCGAAGTCGTGCTGCGTTCGCATCCGGAAGTTGATCTTTTCACCTCCGTCATACATGACCCGAGCGACCATCGTCGGCAGCGTGCACTCGGCCGTATTGACGGACGTCACGGTGTCGAGGTCCCAGTGCTTGCACGTCTCGCACCGTGGCACTGGCATGTAGGCTGTGTCGGGGAGCATGGGGCAGTGCTTGAGGATGATCGTCCTATAACTATCTGCAACACGCTGTCGCTGTTCGTCGGTCACATACGAGTCGCGTCCAGGCCCGAAGGAAAAATAGCTAGCAAGTTCCTTTGCGGCTTCCTGCGCCCAGTCCTTCACGATCATTCTTCCTCCAGCGTCCGCACCCACCCGCTCACCGTCAGGTCGTTGATGTTCATCTTCCCGAGGCGGTGCAGGATGACGTGATGATCGATCGTCTTTTGCCCGCGCGGCCCGACCGCCACCAGATAGAAGAAGCTGACCGGCCCCGTCTGTCCCGTGCGGTTCACTCGCGCGTCGCCCTGGCGCTTCTTCCATGGCGAGAAGTCGTACGAGATGTCGAGTACCGTGCGGCACGCCGTGAAGTTCAGGCCCATCGCGCCGGTGCCCTGCGTCGCGCCGACCGTTGCCGGACCGACGGGTGCGGTCTTCGGATGGAGCAGTCGCAGCGCGAAGTCGCGCTCGGCCTTCTGATTCATCTCGCCGTCGAGGACCTTCTGGCCGCAGGCCGCGCCGACCGGGATGCTTGGATGTGCCAGCTGCTCTTCCTTCAGGTACCGTTTCAGCTCGGGCACGAACCGGCACCAGGTCAATAATTTGAGGTTCGGATACCGCTTCAGCAGCTCAGCATGCCACTCGAGCGTGAAGTCGAGCTTCTCGCGGCCTATCTCTTGGACCGTTAGCTGCGGATTCCACAGCCGATGCTCCTGCCTGTCCACTTCACCCTTGCTGATCGGCTCGGACAATCCATCGAACCAGAGATCCGGGACATTGGTGCTGACTTCATCTATCCCCGCATCCTCCACCCCTCCCAAGAATCCGCTCGTGATCTGCGCCAGCCGGATCGTCTTCACCGCCGCCGTCCGCGCTGTCGCCACGCCCGACTTCAGCCACACGACCATCTCGTTCCGCATCGCGACGTAGTGCTTCCACGTCTCCTTCGTCAGCGTCACCTCCAGGCACACGGGCGGCAGGGCGAAGTCGACGCCGAAGTCCTTCGCCTCGCGGCGCAGCACGTAGGGCGCCAGCCGCTGCTGGAGGTCCTTGACCCCTTCTTCCGACCACCCGGCGATGTTCTGCACGACGCTGCCGTAGCGGACCATCGGCTTGCCGCGCTCGAGTACCGGCTCCTGGACCGCATAGCGCGCCTTGAAGTGCGTGACATACTTGCAGTCGAGGATCGACGGGTGCAGCAGGTTCGCCTGGCTGAACAGGTCCAGCGGACTCTCGGCCACGGGCGTGCCGTTGAGCTCGAGGATGCGGCCGCAGCGCGGCACGCCGAGCACCGGCCGCTTCCTGACGTTTGCCTGCCAGCGCAGGAGCATGCAGGCTTCGGTCTGCGCCGAGGCATGGCCGCGCACGGCGGAGGATTCGTCGAGGATGAGCATGGTCTTCGGGCCGCAGTAGGCCAGGAGCACCTCGAGATTCTGTCGGCTGCGGATATATTCGTAGTTGGTGACGATGATGCGCAGCGGGCTAGCATCCTTCGGTCCGTGCTCCCACTGCCGGATCTTGCTGTGATACTCGCTGACGATGACGCGCTTGTCTTCGAACGCCTGCTCGTAGATCTGACCGAGATCCTTGTCGAACCAGACCTTCGGCCGCACGGCAGCTGGCGCGACGATGATGACGCGGTCGATGAGGTCGGCGTCGTGCAGGAACTGCGCGGCGATCAGCGCCTGAGCAGATTTCATCCCGCCCATATCGTCAGCGAGCAGCGCGTAGGGATGGTCGAGCAGGAACTGCACGCCAATCTTCACGTGCTCAGGTGGCGGACTCCAGAAGCCTGGCTCACCTGGCACCCACACGGAGCGGCAGCGGGAGAAGTCGATCATCGACTCTCCAGCTGCGCCTGAAAGTGCCTGATATTCTCCGCCTGGATCTCGAGCCGCTGCTGCTGCTGATCGATGATGTGCTCGAGGTGGCAGATGCTACGCTTCAGCTGCGCGTTGTCCTGCTTGAGCTGCGCGTTCTCTGCTCGCAACTTCGATATGGTGATGTCGTTCATGTGTTCTTCAACTCGTCTTCCAGTTCTCGGATGTGCGCGGCCATGGACTCGTTGTTCACCTCGCGGTCGTCGATGATCTGCTGAATATCTGCCTTGAGCGCGGCGTTCTCCTGCTGGAGACGGGAGACGTCGGCCTCGGCTAACTCGCAGCGTTCAAGGACGTTATGGTCGCACCACTTCATCCATTTGTCTGGACTATGGAGTAATTCAAGTGCTTGATGGAGCGCCTCGCGGAGACGGGAGACTTCGGCCAACAGAAAATGAATATCATCGGTATGTTTGAACGTGCCGATGTAGTAATCAGTCGCCAGATTCTCAGCAATTCGCTGGAGGCGTGTGGGGGTGTCGTCAGGCTCACTCATGGGTCCAAGCCTCCGCAAGTTCTGCGAGGTGTGCGAGTCGGGCATCCTGCACCGCTATTCGGTTCTGCGCCTCTTGGAGCGCCTCGCGGAGACGGGTGACTTCGGCCAGCAGGAATTGCACGTCGGTATTGATGTCGGCCTGATCTTGCCACCGCTTCTCTATCTCATCGAGACGTGTGGGGGTGTCGTCAGGGGCGACGGGCGCGGGGCGATGAACAGGGCAATCCTTCGCATCGCTAAACGGTCCTGTGCAGCGCGGGGTGTCGTCAGGGGCGACGGAAGGCGACTCGATGGGCGCTTTACACGCGGTCGGCTCGTGAGCCAACCGGACTGCCTTATTCGGATATTCGGCAGACGCCATCGAATCACCATCACTCGCTCGCGGGGTGTCGTCAGGGGCGACGGGCGGCTTAGTCATGCGTTCCTCGTGGTGGATTTTGATGTGGCGGAATCAATCCCTCGTCCTCACAGCGGAGGCAGGAATCGTCTCCGTTGTTGATCCATGCCTCGTCGTCGTCGCTCACCGAGACCCAGCCGGGACAGCCGCAAATTAAGGGCTGCCCATCATAGAACCAGTTGAAACGGTCGGCTTCAGCGCCTACATCGCCGCAACAAGGACACTCAAGTGTGTCCGGTTTTCGCGTGGTGTCGTCAGGGGGGCGGGACGCGGCGGTCATCGGCTGCACCTCAGCTCTCGTTAAGGGCTTGCTGCACGTCGGACAGATATTCCAGCGCGTCGGCGCTTGCAGACCATGTTCTGAACAATGCCAGATGCTCATGGGTCGGTCCTCTCAGTGCCCGCCGCCAACTCGATAGATCGCAGTCAGAACATGCCGGAAGGTCGGTTCCGGGGCAAGTCCCCACCACAACTCGACCGCAACCAAAAGAACAATCCATACTCGGCTCATGGCTGCTCCTTGGGGCCGTCGGCGGCGTCGGTAATCGCCACATCCAGAGCCACGCGCACATCGAGTGATTCCGGTTGATGTGGGTGGCCCTCCCACTCCACGGTATGGAGAAACGCTAACGCCTGCCGCGCAGCCACAAGTAGGGCATCGCGTTGCTTGATCAATTGTGACCGCTGGACGGAGAGGTCGTGAATCGCCATGTCCTGAAAGTCGTATTGCGGTTCCATCTACTTCTCCTCCTTGGGGGCGGGGCCGTCGGCCTGCGCCCAATGCACGACCACGAAGTCCTCGATGCAATTCTCGTGATTGATCATCGCGTCCTTGCCAACCTTCCGCATCTGTTCACACCAATACGGCCAGTAGTCGCGGAGGATGTCGGCCTCGGTCACGACATACTCACCGCTCGGATCTTGGTAGCGCCAGCGACTTTCGGGCATAGGGGCTTCCTGAACTTTCTCGGCTTCGGCCGCATCGACAGCAGCATCAGCACAACTGCTCGGTGAAACCGCTCGTGACGTTCGCGACCTGTCCCCTGCGAGGGATTTGTCGCCAACATCCACAGTTCGTGAGCGATCCAGTCAGCTTCCATCGTCTGCTTTCAAGGGGCCGTCGGCCTGCGCGAGGGCGGCGCGAATGGCGGTGTGCCACTGATAGGCAGACTTGTCCGCAAGAATGGCCCGCAACAGATCCTCCAGCGCGGGCAGCGCCACGAAGGCGCGGGCGTCGGCTTCCTCACAGACCACGGCCACGATACGACCACCGCCCAGCACGAGCCATCCGCCCATGAGGTCGCTGTATTCCACGGTGAGCGGGGCGGGTGTCCTCGGCATCATATCTCCAATCCTTGAAATATACAGTTCGTGATCAGCGCGTCTGGAGGTGAAGTAAACAGGAAGCGTCCGAAGAATGAATAATGGCGCATGTCGACCGCGTATTCATCGGGTCCGGTCAGGAAGACGCAGCGCGTCACGATCAGATCCTCAGCCAGTGGATGCTGCTGGATGACCAGTCCGCCGCGTCTCAGTTCGTCGTGGATGATCATTTATCTCCTCTTTTCACATACGACCGCATCTGCCGCCGCACGAGCGGCGTCTTGCAGATCGGGCACAGCCCCCACGGATGATCCTCTTCTGAATGATACGTGCGCTCGCCAATGTACTCACAGTTCGGGCAGCGGATGGGCTGACGGGGTAGGGAACCGACGCCGATGCCGCTCATATTCTCCTCAACCACTTAAACCGCCAACCGAACAGCACGTAGGTCCGCGTATAGCCGTAGCGTTCCGAAAAGATCAATGGCGCGTCTGCCTGCTTCCATGCGAGGCCAGGACCGTTGCGCCAGAAGCGGAACCAGGTCATCTCATCCACCTCAGCAGCGCCCAGGCCGCTATCGGCCACAGGATGATGACGACGATCGACCCCCACTCCGTCTTACGCTCGTCCTTCTTCACGCTGATCGTCTTCATCGTGTCGAGCAGCAGGAGCAGCGCCGCGAAGTGCCAGAAGTTGATGCTCGGCGCGCCGAGCGGCACGATGAACCACGCCCAGGCCGGGTAGAGCCACCATGCACGCCAGGTGATACCAGCCAGGATGATGCCCATGATGATCGGCGTGCCGATGACGAGCGCGCCGATGGAGGTGAGGATTTCAGACATAGATGTCCTCGGCCCTCGGCCCCTTATCCGCCATCACGTCCTCGAACGTCACCTCCTGGCCCCTGGCCAGCTCCTCCAGGCTGCAGTTCTTGAGCGCCGAGCGGTGCGCGAAGTACTGCTTGTTATCGGTGCCGAGGATGAACATGAAGCCCTTGTCCTTGTGGATGCTTTGAATGGTGCCGGTCATGCTGATTTCCTCAATTCCTCAATCTTACGTTGTTGGATATGCCCACACTTGACGCACTCGCGTCGCTGCACTTCGTCGAACGTCTGGCCGAACATGGGCGTATAGAGCGACCGCGTGGCGACGTGCCACTTGGTAAACTCGAGATGAAGGCATGTAAATCGACGAAACCACGCGAACATTATTTTCCCTCCGGAAACTTTCCCAACTTCGCCTCTCCCGCCAGCCGCTTCACGTCGTCCGGAAAATCGCTCTTCAGCAGCCAATCCCAGTAGTCGTTCGGAATATCACGCATCGCTTTGCCGCGATACTTGCCAAATGTCACGCACGGCACGCCGTCGATAAACATGAACTTACCATCCGAATCGATCGTATCTCCCCACTGCGCCTTGTGCAGCGTCTCGACGTCCCTTGGCAGTGTCGTATGCACCTCCAGCTGCTTCGCGATGACCGCGGCCGCTGCCCGCACGTCGGACAACGCGCCGTGCGCGCCGTCGTGCTTCAGGCCGACATACTTCTCATGCAGGTGTGACAAGGAGCGCGGCACGGCCAGGCGCTCCAGCTGCCCGCTGTCGACGATCCGTGCTCCGGCGTAGGACCATGGAACACCTGCACGGCGAAACTCGGCGGACAAGATGCGAAGATCGAATCTAACATTTTGGCCTGCTGCATCAAAGTCGGTGAAGCCTTTTGCGAGATTCGCGGCGAGCTGCTTGAAGGTTGGAACGGGCTTAAACACATGCCCCTCGTGTCCCGTGATCTCACGATCCGACAAGCCGCACTCGCGACAGAGTTTCATCGAGTCGTCTGTGATGCCGTGAATCTTCCTCGCCCCCTCCGGAATCGGCACACCCGGATTAACCAGCGAGCACCACTCCTTCGTCATGCGAGCTGTTCGTTTTCCTGTCAGGTCGTCAGGCTCCCACACCTGAAATGCGATCTCCACGATGCGGTCCTGGTCGACGTTGATGCCGGTCGTCTCGGTGTCGAGGACGATCAGCTTGCGGGTGAGGTGGATGGGGATCATTTGAGACCCGCCAAGATTTCAAGCGCCTTCGCCATCCGCCCAAAATAGTAGGTCAGAAAGGCGAGTTGCGTGACCGAGAACGCTATCGCAAAGACCAGCGCGTTTTCTTTTTTCACAAGCACCCCAACTCCTTCAATCTCCTCACGAACGCCACCGTCAGCCGGTACGCGGCATCGGGTTCGCGGTACACCATGGCGCAGTGCACGACAGCGAACCACGAGTCGCGGATGGTTATCTGGAAACGGGTCATGCCTTCGGCTCGTTCCTCTTCTGCCACGCCTCGACCAGGTCCATGCAACACTCGACGCGGCGCAGGATAGTATCTTTGAACTTCCCTTCAGGCATACCCGAAGCGACCTTCATGAACTCGTCACAGTAATGCTGAATCCAGCGCTGGTCGATGGGAGAACGGTCGCGTTCGGTCATCATACGCCCCACTTCGTCCCGCGAAAATAAATATAGCGGCTCAACGCAGACACGGCGTTGTAGAGCAGCACGGATCCGGAGCTGCCGCTCCCGCACAGGTAGCGCCAGCAGGCTTCCCTTGCTTCGTGCAGGGCTGGGTTCATCGGGTCGTCAGGCATGCTCGCACCTCTGCGTCAGCCGCTCCCACAGCGCCATCGTCAGCTTCGGCAGCCAGCGCTTCCAGCGGCTCGGACTGCCGCCGTACTTTACGACGTGTCCGCGATGCATCTCGGGTGGATCAGGTCTCGCCAGCAGGTCGGAGAACGCCTCCCACCTCACGATGTCGACGACGCCGGCCATGCGGGGGACGGTGACGTACTCCGGCCGCTTGAACATGGCGTTAGGGTCCCAGGTGGTGAGGTTCATGGTTTCACAGCCTTTTCTACGATTGCTCGGGTCAGCTCGAGAAGCCTTTCTTGAGGAACTGCTACGATCATCACACGTATGAAATGCGCAGCCGTCTCGTCGCTCCAGCGGATCTGCCTGAGCTGATAGTCGAGTTCATCCCAGAAGCTGCTCATTTCACCATCTCGTCGATCTGGTCGCTCACCATCCGCGAGATGGAGATGCCGGCCTCGTCAGCCTTCTTCTTGAGCGCATCCTTCGTCTCCTCGGAGACGTTCACGCCGACGAACTTCGTCCTATCGCCCTTGACATACGGGCGCCAGGCGCCGGACTCTTTCAAGATCTGCAGGATGCGCTGCCGCCCGAGCTGAAACTTCCGCTCGCAGTCGGCCATCTTGCGGTGTCCATCGAGGTAGTATGCACAGATCGCCGCGTTGCGCTCTTCCATCTGCTTTGCCTTTTCTTCCGGGGTCATAGTAGCAACCACTCCCTCACATGCCGTTCGCCTGGATATGTCTGCATGTACTCGACGGCCGCCTGCCTGTCGGTACAGCCGGTCGGCACCCACCTGCCGTAGTCCGTGTGATCGCTGACGCGTGCCCACCATCTTTTCATTGTTAGGTTCCTCTCATCAACATTATCACCCCGACGTGGTCGTCGCCATCCGTCAGCAGCATCGCGCTGCGCTCATCTTTCAGCGAGATGGTGACGTCACCCGCCGCGTCCAAAAAGTCAAGGACGTAGCCGCCGTTCACGCAGACCTTGAGCGGTACGCCCTCGTAGCCGATCGCGACCGCCTCGTCTGCCGACCCGACCTCCGCCGACCGTGACGACAGCTCCATCGTCCCAGGCGCGATGCTCAGGTAGGTGGCTAGATTGTCCTCTGAGACGAGGATGACGCGCTTCAGTGCCGAGGTGAGCGCGGCCCGGTCGACCGTGAACGCCTTGTCATTGTCGCGCGGGATGATCCGCTCATACTTCGGGAACTCCCCGTCGATCGTGCGCGATGTCATCGTCATGGTACCATGCGTGACGTGCAGCTGCCTGCCGACGGTCAGCGCAACCTCACCATCCGGCAGGCTGGCGAGCAGGTCCAGAGCCTTCGCCGGGATGATGATGCTCGCGTCCGGTCCCTGCCAGCCGGCCGTGGCCATCGACAGCCGCTTGCCGTCCGTCGCCACCATCGCCGCGCCGCCGCCGACGAACTTCAGCAGTGCGCCCTTCAGGATGAACTTCGACGCCGTGGCGTCGACCGCGTACCGCGTCCTGGTGATCAGCTGCTTGAGCGCCGCCGCGTCGATCGTACCGGGCTCACCTTCGACCGTCGGCTGCGTCGGGAAGTCGTTCACCGGCATCGACTGCAGCTTGGACGTGAAGCCGCTGCACTTGACGACGACCTGCTGCCCGTTCGCCGTGATGCTGACGTCGGCATCGGGGAACTGCTCGACGAGCGCCAGGAACCGTGCCACCGGTAGCGCGACGCGGCCGGGCTCGACGACGTTGGCCTGACAGGCTGTCGAGATGCTGACCTCAAGATCCGTCGCGTAGGAACGAAGCTGGTCGTCGGCGGTCAGGAGGGCGTGGCCGAGGATGGCGATCGACGGCTTCGTCGGGACGACGCGGTTGAGGAGGCGGAGTTCGACGGCAAGGACTTGCGAGTTGACTATGATGTTCATTCGCCTTCCTCTTCACGCCTAGCATCGAGCGCAATCTGTGCACGATCGATCATCTCTTCCAGCAGTTCAACGTAGAGGTGATCCGGAAACTCGTCGATTAGATCTTGAATCTTTTTCGCCCATTCTTCGTTCATACTGCTCCTACTTCGTTCCCGATCGTCGTCCATCCCGTCCGCTCGCGGCGTGCGAACAGCTCGAGGTATGGACCGGCGACCAGCGACTCGACGATCGAATAGAACTCGTCAGGCTTGGCCGAGTGCCTGGTGTTGATGGCCGACAGCCCGGCGAGGTCGAGGTCGGTGACGAACGTGCTCCGCGTAGAGTGGTTCAGCAACTCGGGTCTACCGCGCGTACAGACGAGGCACGTCTCGTGCTCGGCGCGCAGCGTCCGTCCCATCCCGAACCACCGCTGTCCAGTACTGGTCTTCTTCAGCCAGACGAGATCCGTCTTGACGACGAAGCCCCACGCCTGCGCGACGTCGAGTGCTGATTGTTGTTGGGATGCAACACGCCACAAAAACAAGACCGCGTCGTTGGCGATCGGCTGGTCCATGATCGTCACGCTGCCATGCCCCTTCACCGCCAGCTGGCAGATATCGTACGTCGTCATCAGCGGATAGTGCTTCGCCGCGCCACGTCCCTCTCCGGGCAGCTTGTCGTTGAAGGGCCACGGCGGGTCCGCACAAATAACCTTGAATGGAGTCATAGCGTCGTCATCAATCGCTGCATGAAGTCGTCCATGCGCCTCTTGTTGTCAGGATCGTTCCACCATCTCGAGGCTCCCGACGGATGCGGCACGACGGTCACCTTGGCGTGGTTCAGCGCGAACGTCTCGAAGTACGCGACGCTCGTCAGCCTGAACGCCGAGGCGACGCGCTTGCCGAGCAACAGCACGACCTGCCCGACGCCGAACCGCTGCTCCATCACGCGGGCGACCCGCGCGGCCTGCTTCATGTTGAACGTCATGCCGCCGGCAGCATCCTGCGGCTGTTCGTCAAGCAGGTTCACACGGTCGAAGGTCGTCAGGAACTCCTCGAAGCTGATGCCTGCACATGCCGCCAGCCGCGCTCCCGTCCGCCCCTCGAGCGGCCTGCTCGGGTCCCAGCTCTTGCCGGGCGCCTCGCCGATGATGAGCGGTTTCAAAATAGGTACCTCTCCCCTTCTTCTCCATGCCTCAGAGGCCGCTGCGGAAACGTCCTCCAGATGTTCGACGGGAGGATCGTCTGCTTTCCATACCGCAGTCCCTGCTGAAAGACGCCCGGCCACCGCTTCAGCAGCCCGGCATTGCGTGCTTCACGTCCTCCGGAGAGGTACATCTCCGTGTTGCCTCCGCTCATCTTGCACGACGGCGCCTTGTCCATCAGCAGTCGGTTGAAGATGATCGTGCACCATCCGGCGTCGAGAACTTGCAAGCTGTAGTCTGTATCTTCACACAGCTCGTCACGCCACGTACACGGCACGTCGTTACGCACCCAGACGCAGCTGTACGCCTGCCTGTTGATCGAATATGGTTTGTCATGCGTCCAGGCGAACGTCGTCTGACAGAGTGAGGCGATGGCGACGTTCACGTAGGGCTCGAGCTCCACCTCTGCGGCATGAAGGACGAGATGCGCGAGCTCCTTGCGGTTCTTGTCATCACGGATGCCGAACCACCTGATGTTGTCGTCGACCTGCCAGTGCGACGCATGACCGGCGGCCTTCGAGTGCTCCTTGATCGATCTCCGCGCGTAGGCGATGCCCTTGTTCGACTCTGGCAGCACGACCAGCTCGACGCCTGGATGCTGCTTCGCGTAGTCTTCGGCTTCATGCGGCTCGACGACGAGCGTGAAGGGGACGTCCAACTGCCTGGCCGTCAGGCAGGACGCGGCGCGGCCGCGCGAGGGGACGTAGATGGGGGATCTAGGCTGCATGGGCAAGGCAAATTTGATCCACGAGCCACCGCATGTCAAATCCGACGATGAAGACGTCGGGTTCCATCGTCTTGAGCCGCTTCGGATGCACGATCAGCGTGCGCTTGATACCGCGCCGCTCTTCCCAGATGATGTAGCGCGCATAGCCGCAGGCGGCGAGCCGCAGCATCGTCAGCTCTTGGATGCCTTCCGACGTGATGCCTGGCTGCGCATGCTTCGCTTCCCACCAGCTCGTACGCCCGCCCATCGTCACCGAGATGTCAGGGATGCCGGAGGTGAAGCGGTCCTCATGTCGGAGCGCGACGCACTTGAGCGTGGCACGCAGCTCGCGCATGAGGGAGGACTTGTATTCAGCTTCGCGTTTCACGAAAAGACCTTCTGCGCCCTCAGCAACTTGAGCATGGTCTTGCACGCGTCGCACTTACACGGTTCCACGAGCGACATCTTACGCAGCGCGTCAGACTTCTTCTCTTCGACGATCGCATGTGTCCGCTCGTCGCTGACGATGAATCCCGGCTTGAGATAGATCCACCATCCATCAACGTCATGCTCGATGTTCTGGATTCGCTTGTCCATCTCCACCTCCAGATCCATTGTAGCACATCTAAAAAGATTTGTCCATAGCCTTGTTTTGCTAAGGATTACTTGCATTCCGCCCAGTTCGGCCCGGACTTGGTCGACCACAGGATGGGAACCTTCAGCGCGTAACTCTGCGCGTTCAGGATCTCGCTCACCCGCGATCGCGTCTCTGGCAGCGTCGCGTCGCCGCCCACCGCGTCGTGGATGGTCAGCCGCATGACGAAGCCCGTGTGCTTGCGCTCGCGGTGCAGCTCGGCAAGCTTCCGCTTCATGATGTCAGCGCCGGTGCCTTGAAGTACGCGATTCAATCCGATGTACGTCTTGCTGTTTCCGGCGAAGCGCGAACGCCTACCGACGAGCGTCTTCACGTAGCCGCGGTGCGGGAGCTGACGGTGGAGCGCGTCACCGCGCTTGCAGAACTCGTCGCATGCCGGCTTCGCCAGATGCGAGGCGCGGTCGAGCAGCGCGCCGGCCTCCGGCATCATCTTCCGATAGATGGCCTCGATCTCCTTCGTCGTCTTCAGGCGCGGATCATCCCAGCGCTTCATCCTGCGGATCTCGTCACCCTCGTCGGTGGTGATGAAGCCCATCATGACGGCGAGCTTGATCGACTTGGCGCCGTACTGGAACGCGAAGTTGTAATTCTTCGTATGCCCGTACAGCATGTCGGGCTTGTACTCCTTCAGCATCTTCCACGTGACCTTGTGATACGAGACGGGCTCCTCGCCGCGCGCGAGACGGTTCATGTCGTCGGCATACTCCGCGATCAGCTTCCGATTGTCCATGTAGTGCACGAGCAGACGCTGCTCGATCTGCATGGCGTCAGCCTCGAGGTACTGCACTACCCAGTCGGAACCTGCCGTCGCAGATCCAGGAACGAACAAGGCCCTCGGGAACAGCTCGTCGCCGAACACCGCGAAGTGATTGTCGTGGTTCGGAACCTGCTGCACGTAGCCGATCGAGAACCGGCCGCTCACCGTCCCGCCGTCGTCACCCTTCAGCTGATTGATGTCGAAGCGCATGATGCCGTCCGCGCCGACCGCGTCACGATATGCCTTGAACGTCTTGCTGTCGAGCGACGCGTACTGCGCCGCGAGGTGCGCCTTCCTGACGATCGGATGATCGATGCCGGCGATGATGGCCTCGGCGTTGCCGTCCGTCGGCGGCAGGCCGAGCCGCTCGAAGAGCGCCTGCCAGCCCTTCGCCGTGTGGTCGAACGGGAACCCGCACTCGGCATGGACCTCGCTCAGGAGCTTGTCATGCCTCTCGTTGCACTCAGCGTGGTACTGTTCAAGTAATGCCAGATCAAGAGGCGACCCATTCTTCTCCATCTCGACGACCGCCGGGATGACGTCATCCTCCAGCTGCTGCACGTCGAGCAGCTCCTGCTTCTCAAGCTCCGGGTACATGACGTCACGCAGCCGGCCGACGACCTGCGCCGTGTAGCGCTCGCGCGACGCGACCTCGGAGGCATGATGCTCGTGGTGCCGCGACTCGTCGACGCGACCGACCTCCACGTTGCCCGGCAGGTAGTCGAGGGCCAGCGTGTCGAGGGCGAACGGCTTGCGGCCATCCTTGCGATACTTGCCACGCTGATCGTCAAGCAGTGCCGCCGTGTGCTGAATGTCGCTGAACGTGCAGCCATGCGCCTCCAGGTCGACGCCCCACTCGCGTGCCATGTGCATGTCGAAGCGCGTGTTGGCGTTGATGATCTTTTTGCCGCGCAGCTGCTCGCAGGCCCACCGCTTGACGGCGGCCTCGTCGAGGTTGCCGCCGTACTGGAAGCGAAATGGCAGGAAGCGCGTCAGCTGGCCGTCAAGCGTGCTGACAGTGACGCCGACCGGTCTGGCGCCCTTCGTCCAGTCAGCCCCGTCGGTGGCGAAGTTCAGCACGACCGCGTCGATGCCAGTCAGCTCGGGCGGCTCGTCGGCTATGTATGAGGCGTCGACGCGCGGCGGCTCGCTGCCGAGGAACTGGGCGAGGGTCTGCGTCGGCTCTTCAAATAAGGTTGCTGATGCTGACCTTTCGGCATCATGAACTGATGGGCGGCTAACCCCCGCCGCAGCACCAGCAACCTGCTCCGAATCTCCACCGTTCGGAACCGACGGCTCTTGACGACGGGAGCTGTCAATCCATTCTTCGGCGAGCGCGATCAGCGCGTCGCGGTGCTTCTTGATCACGGCGCGCTCGACATCCGTCAACGTTGACGCATCAGAGACGAAGAATTTGCCGTCGCGTGTCAACAGACGATGTCCCTTTACGGCCAGGTAGTCCTTGAAGAATTGCGGGTCGAACGGAATCTGCTCTGGCTCTTGTCCAGATGGTCTGTCAGGCTCCTGAGGATTGGCTGTGGCCGTCTTTTCCTCAGGCTGGCTAGGCTTATCTATCCCGGCCGGTTCGATGGCTGCCACCGGCTGGAGGAAGGAGCTCCACGATGGCCCCTTTGTGGCCGACGGCCCCGCCGGTCTTGCCTTCGGTGAGAAGCTCCTTGGCGCTGAGAAGCTCCTCGCCGGTGATGGGCGCGGCGCTCGCTCGGGCTCATCCACCTCGACCAGCTCCAGCCCGTACTCGTCCACGCCCTCCGGCACGACGCCCGGCCGCGGAATCAGCGCGTTCCGGCGAAACTGCCGATAGTCCACGTAGTGCTGCCAGCGATGGAACCGCCTGCCGACAGTCGTCACGTCGGGATGCTGGCGCTTCAGCGACGCGGCCATCCGCCACCGGCCGTCCTTCTCAAGGATGGCGATCCCCTCCGGGCACGTCGGGCTGACGTCGACCTCGCAATCCGGGCACGTCGCGGCATGCGCCTCCCACGCCTTGGCGATCGCCTCCGCGCCGAGATAGATCGGCGTGTTGCCGCCCTTGACCTGCATGGTCGGCATCTTGTAGGCGTTGAAGTTGTTGAACTGCACCGTGCACCATCCGTCCTTCAGCGCGCGGAGGCAGATGTCGGTGTCGTCGTTGTAGACGTCACGGTGCCGATACGGAATCTTGTTGTTGATCAGCGAGTTCGAGTAGACGCGCGTGTTCAGGACGTACGGCGGGAACGACCCGACCTTCCGCGAGATGAACATGAAGTATTGGAAGCCGGCCACGGCGACGTTCTCGTACCTGTCGACGAAGTCCTCCGCGATCCGCATGCACGTCCCGTCGGCCGTGCGGATCTGCCGGTTCTCGTGGTAGCGATAGAACTCCTTGATGTTGTCGTCGAGCTGCCAGTGTCGCTCCGCGCCAAGCGCGATCGCGTGCTCCATGATCCAGATCCGCGCCGGGACGAGGCCGTCCAGGCCGGCCGGCAGCTCGAGGAACGTGCCGGACTTGACGACACCCTCGTACCGCTGACGCTCCTGCGGCTGGACGACGGCGTAGTACGGGACGCCGATGCGCTCGAGGCACTTGATGGTGTATGCCGAGTCCCACCTGCCCTTCGTCGGAACGTAGACCGGATACCGCGGATTCAGCGGCCGCGTACTCTTCCACCGCACGCCGTTCACCTTGTCGATGGCGGCTGGTGGGAACCACGCCGACTTCGTGTCGTCGGTGACCTGGATGCCGACCTCTCGCGCGAACGTCTGCCGGCCTGCCTGGTCCTTGAAGCGCATGTCAACCGTCTGCCACGGCGTCAGATCCTGATGGTGATATGCCGGCATACCCTGCCACGTGTCGTGCCAGTTTGATGGAATGTCAAGCAGGTCGGGCTGCGCGACGTCTGTCGTCTCGAGCCACATGAAGTCTGGCGGCAGGCGACTGACAAAGGGATAGTAGAGCGTGTCGCTGAACGGCTGGCGGGTCAGCACGAAGAACGCGTGCCTATCCTCTTGCGTCGCGAAGTGGACGAGCAGGTTCAGCTCGTCGGCGACCTCGTCGTCTTCAAGCTCAAACAGCATTCCGGTTCCTCAAATACTCTTCCTGCTCCCACCTGCCGAGCGCCTTGCTGGCCTTCGCCACCCGCTCCGCCTCGCCGTCAAACACGTTGCGCTTCATGCTGTAGATGACGCCGAACTTCAGCGCGATCTTCGAGGCGACCTCGATGAGGCCGGGACGGCCGTGCTTCTCAAATCCCACGCTGAATCTCGTCGTCGATGATGCTGCGCACGAGTTCGTTCGGAATGAGCAGGTGCTGAAGTCGGCGGTCTGGGATGCGCGTCACGGCACGGCGTGCGACGGCGTCCGCCTGGTTGCTGTCGAGCCCGGCAACCTGCGCGCGCTCGTAGGCCCAGACCCTCAGCTGTTCGCGTGTCATAAGCTGTCTACGTACGTCTCGGCGCGACCAAGGTAAAAATGGCGCCACCAGTCGTTCTCAGCATGCTCCGCACTGTCGCGATCGCGTGCCGCGCAGTAGGACCGCTGCATGGCGGGTGACCAGGAGAGGAATAGGGCTTGAGGGACTTCGTTCCATTGCCCACCGCTCGGGGCCACACGGTTGTCGGGATGGTCGACATGTGGAAGCACGTCGGCATCCGGAGCTTCAAAATCAAACTCGTCTTGGTTCACAGCAGCCTCTTGACGCGACTCGGCGACAGCCTCAACGCCCGTCCGGCTGCCGCTCGCGCGCAGCGCACGGCGTGCTCGAGGTCGAGGTCCCACGGTACCAGCTTCGGCGGCCGCTCGACGGCCACCTTGATCGCGAGCACCGTCTCGGTCGCCCAGTAGTCGAGCCACGCGACGTGATCGCGAGGGTTGCTTGGGATGCTAGACGCCATGGCCGTATCCGTCCTCTCGACGATAGTCCTCTTCGAACTCCACCAGCCGCGGGCTGCGGCAGTCGGGGCAATACTCCCGCTCGGAGACTTCAAGAGTATTGACGTTAACGAAGCCATCGAGAAAGACGTCGTATCGCTTCCCCTGCCAGCCGCAGAGGCAGGGGCCCATCAATAGTCTCCATTCGTCAAGATGTGTACCGTTCCGGGCTCGACGCTCAGAAGCGTGGCTGTTACCGGCTCAGGATCACAATTCGGATATTTGCTGCGCCATTCGAGTCGGAAGTGATCGCACGCCTCGCTTTCGGTTTCGCTATCGCGTGTCGTAGAGATGGCAGCGGAGCCCACAGGATAGATGCCTGTAAATGTAATGCTCCAGATCTTCACGCCGCCTCCTTCGCTCGATATGGTCCGCGCCGTCCGTTCCCGTGACGCGCCGACCGCAGCCGCGCCTTGTCGAAGTGCTCGCGGCAGTGGATCGAGTGCTTCACCTCGCCTGTCGAGATGACGTAGCGGTAGCGGGGCTGCGTGCACTCGCGGCAGAGGCCCTTACTCAGCTGGCGGTCGGCCCAGTACGTGTGGCGGGAGGTCACGCCGCCAACCTCAGGATCAGCTGCGCCTGCTTGAGGACCTCGTCGCGCACGAGGCCGGGGTACTTGAGGGCGAGTGAAATCAACGCCTTGGCTTCGATGGTGCTCATGACTGACCTTTCTGGTTGACTGAATTCCCAGCGAGCGTTACGGAGGGCGAAGGTGAAGAGGTCGATCACAACCCCTCCGTCGGCGACAGCGGCGACTTGGTCGAGCTGAGCACGCCGGCCATTCTGAGCTCGAGGTAGATCTTGTCGAAGAGCTTCGCGTCGGCGGAGATGGCCGCCAGGACGCCAGTCGGCGACGTCGGGTTGGCGTGGTAGATTGTCACGTAGCCGCCAGAGCCGAACGGGCGGAACCGCGTGTGCGTGCACCTCGGATCGAGCAGCGCCGCGCGGACCTTTCCGGGGTGCTCATAGTGCTGGCACTCTTCGCGACAGGCCGGGCATTCGGCGTCCGTCGGGGTCGCCGTCTCCATCAGCAGGCCGTAGATATGCTGGGCCTGGGCGTCGAGGTGACACGCGCAGGTGACCAGCTTGGCGCCGTACTTGTTCAGGATGAGGGTATTCATTACCGCACCGCCTGGTTGAGTTCATCGCGGAGCGTGATGGCCAGCGTGTCGCGCTTCATGGAAGACTGCACGATCTTACCGGTCTGCGTATCGCGAACGCGGAATCGCTCGTTCTGTCCGGTGTGGCAGTGCCGTGTGTAGGATTCGACGATGTAGCGTTCCATCTTTTCCTCCGTGACGGCGCCCGTTGCTTTCGGGTCGCGGTTGACGTTGTTCATGAAGACACTATAGCAAATCTAAAAATGTCTGTCTACAACTATTTGAAGGTGCTTTTGTTGGAGTTTTGGTGGGGATCGTAGAAATCGGGCCCTCAGCTGGTGGGTGAGGGCCCGATTCGTCAATGAGCTAAGATGCCAGGCGCGACCTGAAGGTCCCGCCCTACATCGTCGCGACGGCCGCCAGCTTCGCCTTGCGCTTGGCCAGGTTGGCCTCGGCGCGGGCGATGCGCTCGGCCTCGGTCGGCTTCGGCTTGGAGGCGCGGAGGGCGGCGCGCTCTTCCTTCGTGAGCTTCGGCTTTGCCTGCTTCACGGCCTTGGCCTTGAACGGACCCTCCAGCGTCGCGGGCGGGTATCCGTCGAAGGCGCCAACTGGAAGGTGGATGCTGATCGCGGCGCCGTCATAGATGGCGCGCTTGCCGTTCTTGCTGAGACCCTTGAGTGTCAGTGTCATGTTCTGCTCCTGCTGCGCTGCAGCTGGTTGGTCTGGCTGAATTGCCTCGACCCCGATAGGTGATTCTACATCTTTTTCATTCGGCGTGTCTACAACTTTCTCCATCGGCTGCGCGGCGAGGAACGCGACGTACTCGAGCTTCTCGGCCTGAGACATAAACTGTGTTGGATCTGGTTCCTTTCCTTTCTTCGGCTTCTTGGTCCCGAGCGGCCTCGCCTCGTTCTTCGGCATCTTCTTCCCGTACGTCTTGATCTTGCTCATCTCTCCTCCTTTGAAGCTCGCATCTTGATCGCGAGGTGAATCCACCACGGCCACGGTTGGCGCATCGGTCCAGCAATCCGCGTGATGCGTCCGGGCTGTTCGTTGATGAACGCGGCGCACAGCATTCCTTTGCGGAACTGACGCGTTCGACGCTTCTGGGCAGTACGGCTCATTGCTTCTCCTTTGTCTCAAACTGCTTGATGTTATTCGAGGTGATGAGGCTAGCGTTCTTCCCCTGCTGATTGACGATGAACTCCCATCCCTGCTCATCTCTCGTCAGAAAGCCGCTGACCGTCTTCTTCCCGACGTAGACGCACGCCGGGATGGTGAAGAACGTGTCGGCCTCGGCTGTGGCGAACGCGTTCCGCGCCCTGCCATCTTCGCACGGACAGCGCTCGACGCGTGCCACGCTGCCGAACGCGTCCGGCGTGAGGAAGCTGCGCGAGCCGTTCGGGTGCTCGGTACACGTCTCGGCGGCGACAGAGAATTTCAGGCCCATAACACCTTCCACGCCACCAGCAGGGCCGCGGCCATCAGGATCCAGAGCCATCCGTATCGCGTCCGTCGGCTGCGCTCGTCGCCTGTCCAGACTATTGGCATCACTTCACCTCTTCTGGCTTTGTTACTACAACCTGGATGGGATACTGACCATCAATGTCAATATCCGTGTTCGACCAATCGGCGCCACCTGGAACGCGAAAGAACATCCGCACATCATCCTCTACATCGATCAGCCCAGGGTATCTCGCTACCAGCATCTGGCGTAAGTCGATACCGTCGACCTTCATCTCGATACACTGCTTGATTCTCGTCGTCGCCTTCATCACTTCACCTTCACGATCACGCCGTCCCTGACGGTCGCCTCGGCGTACCACCGATGGGGCTGCGGATAGTGCGGGCCCTCGAGCGTGACGCGGTGCTCGCCTGCCTGCACCTTCGCGGTATTGCCGAACATGTCGTTCGGCTGGTAGACGCCGACGCGCCTGCCGGCTGTCACGGCGTCCTTG